GTGGAATATTCCACGGAACAAGGGAGAAAAATAGCCATGACAGAAAAGAAGATGATACGCCTATTCAACCAAGAACTTATCAGAGCACAAGAGAAGGCGCTAGAAAATATTGACAAGTGGGGGTTTCAGGATATTGAAACCCTACTACTAGCCCTGATGGAAGAGGTGGGCGAGGTATCACAGGCGTGGCTGAAGTACAAACACGAGCACGGCGCCCTACACCGCGTGATAGATGAAGTGAGAGATACGATGCCGCTCTTGCTTCAAATAACTGAGAGGTGGCACAACAAGATCGAGGAAACCAAGAGGAGAAAATAACCATGGAAAACGATCTCACTAAAGTAACAGCAGAAGTTAAAAGCGTCATTGGCGGAGAGGATCTTATCGTACTAACGATGCCTCGCAGCGTGGCGGAGACGGTAGGGTCGCTAACCGCCTTAGTCACGGGCGGTATAGGGACGTTTGACGAGTATGCCGAGCCCGTTTATGAAGCGCTCGACGCTGTACTCGACATGCAGTTGTTTGTTTCTATAAAACCGCACGAGATGTTTAATTTTAGCGAGAAGTGGCTCAGGGCTAAGCCCCTCCCGCCCGAGTCGAAGAAACTCCTACAGGTGGACCTTGAGCCAGGGGACATCTTTCGGTTTAAGAATACAAAGCCTTACGTAGGTATTTTAGCTGAGTATTTAAGGCTTAACGCTGTGAGCTACAACAGCGAACAGCCTAATACTATGAGAGCTAATTTCTCAACATTTCGGATGCACGGTGACCACAATGGTAAAGAAGTCGAGATCCTTAATGGTTGGGGCGGGGAGCCCGTAAAAAAATAAGGAGTTACCTTTGATCTCACTCAGGGAATATATGAGTACTACCACACCCGAGGGTGAGAGGAACGCCACGTTCTTCACAGCGGTTCTTTTCGCTCGAGAGGATGGGAAGAGCGACTCCTGGATACAGGACAATCTCATCCCTTGCGCTGCGCGGGATGGGTTATCAGAAGAAGAGATTAGCACGACCCTTCAGTCGGCCATGGAGCGGGATGTTGTTGCCAACCCACCCTGGGAGAAGCGCTCCCCAAAGAGTAGAGCTGATACCTCGAAGAGTAGGGACAGCGCCCAATTGACACATCCCGCTGCCATGGGCGGCGAGGCAACGGATGGTGATGTTTTCCACCATCCGTTTGAGGCCGATCCCGATTTTTACATGGGTGACACAAAGGAGTGGTTGGAAGCTCTCTTCGAGAAGGATGAGATCTTTTCCTGGAACGCCAACTACTCTGAGAGGGACGGAAAGTGCATCCCGCGAGGTCGGGGTACTTCGGCCAATGTGGGCGAGTGGATAGCCGACCAACAAGCCGGCAGCGTCTATGATTACAACGCCCTTGGTGCTGCTTACGAGAGTCCAGCGGGGGTGTGGGCAAGAATCAACCCTATGGACGGAAAGGGGATTAAGGATTCAAACGTCACCGATTACCGTCACGCCTTGGTTGAAATGGACAACCTGTCTATTACTGACCAATGGGATATTGTAAACCAACTCAGAGTGCCGTGCTCCACAGTAGTACATTCTGGCCGGCGAAGCCTCCACTTCACCGTGAAGGTGGATGCGGGCACCGACCGAAAGCTCTATGACGCCAGGGTGAAGGAGCTGTACGAGCTGCTGGATAGTTACGGTCGCTCTACGCCTTCCGGGATGTTGCTCGACAAGGACATCCCCCTGCTCGACAAACAGAACAAGAACCCCTCAAGGTTGAGCCGAATACCTGGGTGCTACCGTGACCGACGACCGCAGTTCCTGATCGCGCGACACGTGGGATGTGCCTCTTGGTACGAATGGATCGACCATCTCTCAGATGTGAAGGATGGCCTGCCGCCATTCCAGAAGTTCAGCGACTGGGAGGTACATCCACCGGAGCTGGCGCCAGAGGTGATAGAGGGGATTCTGAGGCAGGGCCATAAGATGCTACTGAGTGGACCATCCAAGGCCTCGAAGTCATTTGCGCTCATCGAACTGGCACACGCTATATCAATTGGCGGCGATTGGCTAGGTAACGTCTGTAAGAAGGGCCGGGTACTCTACATCAACCTCGAAATCGACCCGCCCTCGTTCTTCTGGCGAGTCAAGGAAGTTGAGAAGCATGTAGGATTAAATCCGAAGTCGCTCGATGTGTGGAATTTGCGAGGGTTTCCGCTCAGTATGGGCGATCTAACCCTCGAACTGACCAAGCGAATAGCAGGTGGGCGGTATAGCGTGGTCATTGTTGACCCTGCGTACAAAGCCCACCAGGGCGATGAAAATTCAGCCCAAGACATGAGTGAATTTTGTGCCTGCATCGACAGGATAGCCAGGAGTAGTGGCGCGTCTATCGTCTTCTGTGGCCATTTCGCCAAAGGGCACCAAGGCGGCCGGGCGTCCATTGACAGGACGTCCGGCTCTGGTGTCTTCGGTCGTGACCCTGATGCCATAGGTACGCTCACTGAGGTCCAGGACGAGAAAGACATGTTCTTTTTGGAGTGGACTCTACGAGAGTTTTCTCGTGCAGAAAAGTCTATCATCCGGTGGGAATACCCAATACATACAGTGTCATATGATCTGGAAGGGTACGAGGAGGATGGGGGGAGCGGAAGCTCTTCAATGGGCCGACCAAAGAAAGCGGATGGAGACAAGCTCTTCGGCGCCTGGTGGGCCATCGGTAAGGGAGCCCCTGTTCATGTGGACGGAATAGCAGACAAGCTGGATGTCACCAACAAGACTGTGAGGCGGATGTTAAAGGAGGCTAAGGGTCTCGGAGTTGATGATGGTATGGTGTTCCAAAAAGGAACAGCGCATGACATGCCCGACGAGAAGGACAACGAAAAAAATCCCTTGTTTGACGACAAGGAAGAATGGTAAGATAGTATGTAAATGAGCCCCGCTTTGGGGCGACAAGGCCCGAGAGGCTAAACCAAAAGGAGCAAGAAGATAATGGCTGAAGCGGTAAAGAGGGAAGAGGTTGTCAAGGTATCAAGTGGCGTAACGGTAGACATGAGCATAGTAGAGGCAAAAACTCTCGTTGCTATACTGGCTCAAGTCGGAGGCGATACACAGACGTCTTACCGAAAACATGCGGACAGTATCCGCCTAGCCATCACTGACGTAACCGGATTTAAAAGCGGACGGGGTATTATTGACTATCGCAAGACGTCCCAGGGGGACGGCGTTTGGATGGAGGAGATCTCTCATGAAGATAGTTAATCCAAGTGCAGAGGTTCTCTTCACGGAGACGGGTGACGAGATGATGAAGCGCATTGAGGCGGCTGGGCGCACAGCCTACAAGAGTGAAGACAAGATCACCGACCAATCGGCAGAAGCCTTCGTTCGAACAATCATTACTCGCGGCCATATGTCGGTGCTAGAGCATGTGTCCGTCAGCGCACGGGTGGTGTGTGACCGTGGCGTGACACACGAGATCGTGCGACACAGGATCGCAAGCTACACGCAGGAGTCAACGCGGTACTGTAACTATGCGGGGGATAAATACGGGAGTGAGATCACAGTGGTGCTGCCGGAGTTTTTACGCGAAGCGTACAGTATGGTACAGACAGGGTGTTTTGTCGATGAAGGAAATTCGCCAAAACTTGGGCAGTTTCTTATATGGCAGAGAGCCATGGAAAATGTTGAAAGTGCCTATATGGAGCTGCTTGAATTAAAGGCTTCACCCCAAGAAGCCCGCTCCGTGCTGCCTAATTCTCTCAAGACAGAGATTGTCATGACCATGAACCTTCGGGAGTGGCTCCATTTCTTCAATCTGCGGACATCGCCGAAGGCGCACCCTGACATGCAGGTGGTGGCGAAGATGTTGCTAGTGCAGTTCAACTTGGCACTGCCTTGTATCTATGGCGAGCTGGCTAAGGAGAGGATTGGCGACCATGGATAACAACAGACCGGTACTACTTGAAGGCATGCCCCTAAGCTTTGAAGAACAAGCCCGCATCAAGAAACTCAAGCAGGAGTATGAGACGCCGGATGATTTCTGGAGCGTGATCAGAGAAGAATTCCGACCAGATAGTGATGTGGCCGCGAGTGCAGGGAATGCAAAATGCGATAGATTTTTAACCGAAGAAGATAATGCACTGAGCAACTCTAGGCCGTGGCTGATTATGCATCAGCATAAAGATGTCGCTTGGTGTAACCCACCATTCCGAAACATGATGCCATGGGTGCAGAAGGCTTACGCTGAGGCACAGAAGGTGCATAACGGCTGTGTGCTGGTACTCGGGCCGACATCTAACGCTAAGTGGATGAGGTTCTGCCATGAGAATGCGTCTGAGATTCGGCTGTTGTGTGGAACGCGTATCGAGTTCGTGCTAGCGCCTGGGTTAGAGATCACCGCGAACAAAAACATGCACGACAACGTCCTAGTTGTCTTCCGAAAGAAGCTCACGAAGCAGCCAGCGCACACGTTCCTTTGGGACTGGCGGGCGGCGTTGGCGGAACTAGCCTCTCCCGAGGAGACTAAGAATAATGAAGGTACTGAGTAAATGAGCAGCGGAACTCTAGAAACCATAACACACCATCACGCTGAGAACGCAGTATGTGATGGTGTGTGTTTCCAGGGTTCCACACTATTGTCTGCGGGGTATACTTTGAGAAAATCAATTAAACCTATGGATCTCTACTCTGCCCGAGAAGGTGGTTTCGGGACTGACCCCTTTATTTCAGAGGGACAAAAGTCTGTCCCCGGGAGGGACATTAGAGGGACAAAAGTGAGGGACAAAAGTATTTTGAAAACACTAAGTCGTTGGTATGACACGACTTACAGAGGGACACGAAATGGGGGTCAAATTCCCGGTAAGTCTATGGTATCAAAGGGGTTACAGCAGAGGGACAAAAGGACAAAAGTCCTTATATATAATATACTTATGTCCCTGTCGGTCCACGGGGGAGGAGAGAGAGCCCTAAAGAGCGGTCTCTCCTCCTCCTCCCGTGGCCTCAGACAGGGTACGCAAATATTGGGTAGAATAATCGAGTTTTCGCGAGGGACTTTTGTCCCTCATGAAAAAGCGGTTGAAAGAGACACTAACCCGAGTGGGTTGGTGTAGATGGAACCGAAACAGGGCTTCGGCCTAAAGGAGCAAAGAGAGATGAAAGCAAAGACACTAGTGGCGGCGATACTTGATGCGGGAAACAGATCGGCGTGTAGGGATATGAGGGTTACTGATCTTGTAGGCGAGGCTGAGACTCTCATCCTGGCCTGCGGCGACGACCCAGAGGAGGATGTGACGAAATGAATGCAAGCGACGAGAGATTTAATAAGCTCAGAGAGTTGGCGGGGAAGATGCTAGGGGCTGTGCAGTGGCACTGCAGGAATGATTGTGATTTCCGTGCAAGCACATGTAAAAAGCATACGTGTGTTTCTTTTCCATTTCGTTCTGGAAAAACGGACGTGCTTAGCAAATTCCCTCCGCCCGAGTTTAGCGACGAGTTGGTTGACGAAGCACCCGCACAACGAGTCCATCACAAGCACCTCGTGGCTGACGTGGTGGCCGGGAAGGTGCCTAGTGGGCCGGGGGTTGGGTTGGCGATAGCTGAGCTGTGCGCGATGCATTGCCCTAAGCCTGCTCTTGGAAGGCTGATTAGCGACTGCTCTCACAGCACCTGTCCCCTCTGGCCGTATCGGATGGGAGTAGAGGAAGAAGTAAATAATTCTTCGAACGAGGCCCTAGAATCGCCTTGACCGACGGCCTGTGGTCGTCTCAGAGCGATTAAGAGGTATCTCGACCCCACCTTGGGGTCGTTCGTGGAGCCACGGTGTGGTTCTGTTCGAGGAGCGGGATTGTAGAGGATGTGTAACGTACCCCTAGGCATACCCTGGGCGGATGAGAGGAGGAGAATGATGATAAATGAAGCAAAAATGATGAAAGAGTTTGCCTACCTTGATGAGATAATCGCTAAATTGAGAGAAGAGGCACAAGTACTGAAGGATGCAATTGCTGAAAACTGCTTAGAACATTGTAGTGTTGGCCGTAATGGCTTGAGCGGTATTAGGGATTGCTCTAGGGATGTTTGTCATCTCTGGCCGCATAGGCCGGTAGCGGATGAAAGGAGAGATCAAGATGGAGAGTGAGAAAGTAATAACGCGCGGACGTAAATGGAGTATCCCTTGGTCGGAAGCCACCAAGCTGGCCAAGAAGAGGAAGTCCTATCCGGGCGAAGACCCTCTTTCGCCCGGCCACAGGCTCTTTGCCTCCCTCACCGAGGAGGAGGCCGAAGACCAGTGTGCCGAGTGTGACGAGAACAACATCCCTGGACAGCAGTGCCTAGGGATTTGTCCGAGCGATAAGCTCACAGGGAGGGCTGAGTGATGGGTTGGCTTTGGAAAGACGACACGGTTATACTTCGGGAGAGGATCTCCAAACTGAGGAGCGATCTCTGTTTCTGTGCAATAGAAAGAGATAATGCTCGTGCCTTAGTGGAGGATCAGCGAGATTGGATCTTACGATTAAAAAATAAAGAACAAGCGCAAGTGGATGAAGCCCTCTCCCTTCAGGCTGACAACATGGAGCTTCTTTTAGAGAATCAGCGCCTCAAGGCGCTGAACGAAGAGATAATGGCTGATGCCGTTGGTGTGGTCGCTCGGAAGTTTGCCGCCTGGGCAGCAAGGAAGGAAGGTGCTGAGTGATGGGCAAGCCACAAGTTGTAGTAGCCATTGATCCCGGGAAGGATGGTGGGGTGGCGACATGTGCTCCACTCGGGGTATATGCCTATAAAATGCCCACTAAGGGCAAAGGTAAAGAGAGAGTTTTGCACGGAACTATGTTAATGGAGTATCTCCGCAACGACAATTGCGAGGTGTACCAGAAGATCTACATTGAGAACGTCGGGTTTTATCGTCAAGGTAATGCTGGCCCCTCTTCTTGCAAATTCGCTCACCATGTTGGTATAATCAAGGGGATATGTTACGGGCAGGATCAGTCGACACCGCCGTTTGAGTTGGTGGCGCCACAGACGTGGATGAAGTGGTTGGCAACGGAACACCGGAATGGTGTGCCGTTTCACAAGGGCTCTTCCTCGAAGGACAAGACGATCAGGAAAAATGAGATTAAGGATGTGGTGGCTGGGCTGTATCCCCACCTGGATGTGACGCTATATACGGCGGACGCGTTGGGGATATTGACCTGGGGAATAAAAAATAATTTATGAATGCTGAAGCACGAAGGATTCACACCGAGCTGAAGAAGTGGAAAGAGAAAGAGCGGAACGCCCAGCTAGGAGTTGACTTTCACGGCGATGTATGTGCGAGCTGCATAGCCAACAACACAAAGGCTATGTGTGAGGATTGTGAATACAATAAGGAGCGAAGCGATGAGTGAGAACCTGAAAACAGACAAGGAAATGATTGCAGACGGATGGATCGACTGCGGGTTGTTCTATCAGAAGTGGGTGTGTTGGCCGAAAGATAAGGAGGGCAGCACCGTTACTGTTGAAGGGCTCGCCTGTGTTGACGATGAGCCTTTCTTGCGTATCCGCCTTGGTCGAGAGATGAATAGCCGGCACGAGTGGCGGTTTCAGATTGACGAAAAAACAGAGAATAGTAATAGGTCAACCTTATATTTTCGCAGATTGACCTGGGACATCGGCGAGTGTCAGGATGATGCGATAGTTGGGATGGAGTTTGAACTTGAGAAGATTCTTAAGGAGAGGGGGTTAACCCTATGAAATTCATTGAACCTGTGATAGGCACTACCCAGAAGCGCGCTGCGTTTCTTTGGTGGCCCAAGAAGATCGGGAGAGTGGATCGGTGGCTCGAGATGGCGGAGTGGGGGAGGAGCTGTGTGAAACTGCCCCTCAAGGCGAAGCGTTTTGGCGCGACACCCGCTGGCTCGACGTTGACGAGGAAGGGAGGGATGTGGTTTGAAACAAAACGCAGCTGATGATCTCATCCGGTGGATGCTTGACAGTCTTCACGTCAATGAGTCCGTGGCGGTTCCTGGAAAAGAATACAAGTGGGTACCGAAGGGGTTCTATCACAATCCCTGCAAGTGGCCTGATTTGTATAATTTCACATCTCATGCCGATCAAGTGTTTATTAAGAAGTTAGATAAAATGGCTGCAAGGCTTAGGGTGGATGTGGTTTATCTTTGGATCGAGAGCAAGACAAAAAGCTTAGGAAGGTATTGTCCCTTAGGGTGGAAAAATATAAAGGGGGATGTACCCCTGATAAAGCTTTTCTGTTTCAATACTCGAACGTATGCACATGAATTAGCACACCATATCAACCACCAGATTCCTGTGTATCCTCAGTGGTGGCCAAGGCGCTGGCGCAAGAAAAACACCATCCTTCAGGGCTCTGATTGCGAGTTAATAGCCGAGTTCGCGAGCGCTGTCTTTATGTGTTCTCTGTATGGGAAAGATGAGGACATATGGGAGAATTCTCGTCAGTATATGGCTCATTATAGTGAGGATGTTGATATAGATATCCGCCGGCTGATGCCGAGGATACGGAAGGTTGTGAAGCTTGGAATAGAGGCGCTGAATGAGTAAGGCCTCGAAAAATACCTTTGAGGGCTGGGTTGTTAAAGGTGACGCCCTAGATGGGGAGATGGTCAAGTCGGCTTTACTTCCCAATGGTGGAGTGACGGCTCACGTCAAGACAAAGGCCGTGCGCGGGATGTTTCCTTGGACTGTAGAGGGATTGGTTTACAATATAAATCCATACGCCACCCGTGGTCAAAAGAAGACGATACGGCTCGCGTTAGTGGCGGCCGACAAGGCGCTGGCGGAAGGGGTGGGGGTGTTGAGTGACGAGGGTTTGACATGGCTGGAGACGTATTTCAGCGGCTCCCGTCAAGGAGCCGCTGAAGAGGTGCGACCTACGGCTTGAGGAGGGTGACTAGGTAGTCGGTTGAGTTGTCGCCACCTTTCGTAAAGAATGTAGGATGTTCAATTTCCGCTCTTACCCTAATGTCGTTGTTGGTTTCGTCAATACCAAGGAAAATGTCCCTGACCCAGAGTTCGCTCTTGCTTGATGTTGGGTGCTTACATTCAACCCTCAGGTAGAGCCCACGCCAAGGAATAGCCCGAGCATCATTCTCGGGGTCTGTAATACAAAACACCCTCCCGATCGGTACGCCAGAGATGCGAAGGCCTTCCGGCGAGACCGCCGCCGGCGCTTTCTGGGCTGGCTCAAGGTCGATGTCGTAGTTTACTACAAGGAGGTCGAGATCGTCTTTGATTTTCTTGTCGACTTCGGCGTAGAGGATCTTCCTAAGGCCGTCTACTGCGTCCTGAATGGAGTGGAAGACGCGGGATTCTGGGTAGGAATATCCCTCCTTGTTGAGGTAATGGATGTCTGTCCATCCTCCGGTACCGCTATGGACTGTGCAGTCTTTTATGACATCCTCCGTAATGCGAGTTGTGCTGCCATCGTCAAAGGTGCTCAAGAAGAACACCTCGTCGCCTTGGTTGAATTTGTGTTTAATCGTGGTCTTGTGACTAGTTTTTTCTTTACTCATCTTTTCCTTGCTCCTTTTCTTCGGTTAGGTACCGCTGTTCTTTCGTGGTGACAGTACAGCCAGTGCATTGCCACCAGTGAATGGCTCTACCACCGCGTAACCACTTCACGCGGTGGAGGAATTGGGCGTTGCAGTTGGGGTATTGGCCGGTCATGCGGTCACTATTCTTCCAACGGGGCGCATAATCTTGTTGGCCCAAGCAATCATGCAGCTTTCGACTCCCATTTGCGAGCCCCTGTAGGTGTACCAGTTTGTGGTGTACTCGATATAGTCATCGACTCGGCAAATCCAGTAGTTGTTGCATTCGTCACTGTGCTCATCGAGAAGGCGGGCAACGAGAACGCAGGCATCTTTAATTGTGCCTTCCGCCTTCATTGTACGGACTTCCCTGGTAGATGTTGTGAGCGCTGTCTCGGCAAGCTTGAATGCCGCGCTACCGTTCATTACTGCCGGCTCGTCTATTTTTGTCTTCATTTCCCTTTTCTCCTTTGCCGCTATGCGGCGTAAGCCCTGTGCGGCGTTGTGTTTATACGTCTAGTATCACGACCTCGCCGCTGATTGGAATAGCTTGACCGCATCGAGTCATGACGACATCCCAGTTGTTGCCCCGCATGTTTTGCGCAAGGATACTTTGATCTCCCTCTTCGAGATTTTTTTGAGTTAACACCTTGCCGCCGATATAATAGGTGATATCCGGATCGAGCGTGAATTTGCCATCTACCGTTTCACCGCCCACCGTGAGGCGCGTGCGGTAGCCTAGCTGGAATGCGTAGAGACCTCCAGTATGCTTGCCTAGCAGTAATTCTTGTGCAATTTGGGTAGGACTCTTGCCTTCCGGATCATAATCCTTAATGCTGGAATCTGAACAGAAGCCTCCGGCGTACCACTTACAGATCATTTTGATTCGTTCTTTCGAAGAACTCATGTGTTACTCCTTTCGCGGGGTTTCCGCTTTGTGCCTAAAACACTATTACTTCCGTTTGCAGTTCGTCGTAGTCAAAGGTATACAACGTCATTTGCGCATCGACGGCGTGACCAAAAGAGGCGTTCCAGAAATACGAAAAGGCCACCTTTTCAGGATCGACTTTAGTAAATATTTTACCCCTTAACCGCTCGCTAGTCGGACCTAAGAATCTGAATTCATTGTGTATTGGCACGTCTTCAAACTTCATTCTGTTTACTCCTTTGCCGCGTGCGGCGTGAGCCTGGTGCGGCTTTTGTCCTTTTGTCGCCATTGTTTTCAAACTGTGGTGGCTCGGTTATTTGAGCCGCCACTCCCAATTCTCTACAACAGCGCGTAGCGCTAGGACATGGTAGGGTAGGCATTTCTGATGGCCTTTTTCGATACTGCATATACTCGAAGTGGTGAGGCCAAAGGCCATAGCGACGTCCGCGAGTGTCATAGCTGCGTTTTTACGCATCTCTTTGAAGCGCTTCTTGCGCAGGTTTCCTTGGGCTTCGATGTGGTCCTTGATCAGCAGCAGCTCCTCGGGGGTAGCGAGGGGGGCATTGAGGCGAAACCATCTGCGGCCACACCACATATGCTGCTTGCGACAGTAGGCCATATACTTCTTCGGCACCTTGAGATAGTGGCCATCTACCTCCCACAATTCCCCGTCGGGTACGACGAGGATAGGGATACGGCGGATGGGGGGTGTAACGTGCTTTGCCCTAATGGCTTTCCTCTCGGCATCGGTGCGTATTCGGGGTCGGCCTGCCATTGTGATTTTAATCCTTTCCGTCTCTCTCGACGGCTAGTCCTTGCCGCCTCTAGTAATATGGTCGTCAATGTAAGCCTTCACTGAGCCAGGGCCATCGTCATCGTGGAGATCGTCACGGAAATGATCCATGGCTTTTGCCATCTCTTCGTCGAAGTCGTGGCCGTTGATGTTGCACCAGTGTAGCATACCCAAGAGCACACTGCAACAAAAACCTTCAGGGTCTTCTTTGTGGTCGTACTCGTGAAATTGGCCAAAGTCCATCTCGGCGCGGAAGTCAACGACACGCCGGCCTATCTCTTGGCTGATTTGTGCGCCGGTTTTGTGGCCGAAGTCTATCTTGCCTTGATTCTCTTCGGCGGTGTGTGCCACGAAGCGCTCCCCTTGTGTGGGTGGGCGTAGAAAGCCTTTCTCGACCAAGCGATCGTATTCGGCAAGAAGTTCCTTTCTCCCAATATTGTATTCTATGCACTCAAAGTCGCCCGTGAGGTGGTTTGGTTTTGGTCCCAGTGGCTCAAGATCATGCTTTTGCAGGAATTGCTCGAATGTCATTACTTTTGGTTTGCACATGGTGCGATCCTTTCTTGGCGGGTTTCCGCCTTTGCGCTAATGCGCCCACGATAGGGCTCTTGGCAGAGCCGAACCGTGGGGGTATTAGGCTTCTTCCAATTCTTCTTCTTGCTCCATCACAATCATGCTTAGCTCTTCGGCGAATTCGTCGCGCCAGGCTATCTGTTCTGGCGTGTACTCCTCGAAGAATTCGTCGTCTGTGTCTTCGTACCCCATGGCGAAGAAACTAAGGAGGCTTAGCTGACTTGCTTCTGAGTCCCACTTAGTGCTTGGGGCTGGGTAGTATTCTTCACCTCGGAAGATTAGATTACCTTCGTGGAAAAACTTATAGGCTGTTCCGGTTTTTCCGTACCTGTCGTAGCGTCCGGTTGGTCGCATAATCACTCGGAAGCCGTCTGATTCCCAAATTGCCAGGGGGTCTTCTTTTTGACAGTCGGGGCACATGGCAAAAGAACACAGCTCATCTCTTGCGCACTTGAGGCACAGCTCAGCGCCGCATATGTGACATTCCAACATTACTTCCTCTGTCTTGCAAACGGGGCACGGATCTTTGATTGTTTTACTCATGGTGTGTTACTCCTTTTTTTGTTATTCCGCCCAGGGGCATTGGCCGTAATACAATCCGACACTAGAGCCTGCTAGGCTACCAAGATCGGCGTTATCTGGTTCGGGGTTTTGCCAGTCAGGATGCACTATCCTCAGACGTGCAATTTGTCCTAGTATGTAGAAGCAATCCTCTGGCGTGAGTATGCGCCCCGTTTGCCAGCCAGCGGCCTCTGCTAGTGTGAAGCTTGTTTTGTATGTCATAGCGCGCTACTCCCTTTCTAACACTTCGGTCAAGTCTATAATTTGTGGCTCTGCGTCTTTGTTGTCGCATTCCAGGATCTCCCAAGAGCGAGCAAGGTCGGGGCGCGAAGAGCATATCTCTTCTGCTATCTTTGCTGCCTCTTCTGGTGATTCTGCGTCAATTTGGATTGACCATGTAGCAGTGTATTCTTTTGTGTTACTCATAACTCGCAATCCTTATGTTGCGGATGTTGTTGCGTGCCATGAAATTGTCAAGGCTTGTATCAAGCCAACCAAGATCGTTGTGTACACACGTGAGGCGCAGGCATGCTGCCAATTCGTGCATGGTGCATTCTACAGGCTCTCGGTTTACTTTGCTGAATAGATACGCGGTGTCGCGGTTCACCGTGAGCGTGATCGTGCTTTTTGCCAGCTCGATGGCCTTGCCGAATTCTTGTTTTGTCATGATAGGTCTACTCCTTTTCCTTCGTTGTGTAGCACCACGAGACGATCTAGAAATGGTTGCATCTGCTCTTTATCTCTGTTAAAGAGCATGACCTCTAGTTTCATTGTCGCCATTAACATAGCGGCTTCACCTTCAATACCTCTGTTTTCGTCAACAAACTTCTGCGCGTTGTGTGCTCTGTTCATTTCTCGTTACCTCCCAAGTATTTCGTTGCGTTGCGTCTGTTTCGCTTCGTGTCTACTAGCCCGCACTCCAGAGAGTGCGGGATGGGAGGCACTAGGCCTTGGCCTGGGTTAGCTAAATCGTTTTTGATTGTTAGACATAGTGAACCAGACACTACGTTCACAAGCCGTCACGGCTTGTTCATAGGGTATTTTTTGACCTGTTTTGATTATTTGTTTTTTTATTTTGTCTTGCTCTTCGTAGGGTAAGACCTTGAATTCTTCTTCTGTGCACTTCGCCTTCCCTTTGTATACCATCCAGCGCCGCAGTGTCCAAAAGTTACTTCTGTACCAGTTTTCTTTTTCGTTTTCCAGGACTGTCGCTAAACCATTCTTGAAACTTAGTAGATGTGCTAAAATAGTGTTTGGCTGAAAATCAATATTGTTCATTGTTCTGATCTCCGTTGGTTGTGTTTCGCTTCGGTGTATCCTATTTGATACCCGCGAAAGGGTATCAAGTGGGAGACACTAGGCGTTACATCAAGCCTATAACGCAAGTACCGCAAACCGATTCTACGGACGTAAGTAGATATCCGCAAACCATGCATTGACACTCTTTGAATTTGTGAGTGTGCGCATGCTTCCTTATGGCTGTCAACATTTCTTCATGGGGTAATTCGCTTAATTCCTTGAGTGTATCTAGTCTGTCTTGGCCTGTTATTGCATTCATTTCCTTGATCTCCGTTGTTGTGTTTCGCTTCGTGTATCCTATTTGATACCCCGCGCTAGGCTCTCAGTGGATCTTTGATTCCACCGAGAGGATGATAAACTCTTAACGGTTCGCCGTCCTCGTTAGTTACGTGTACATAAGTATGTTCTTCGTAAGCGATTGTTTTTGCCCAGTAGTCGCAGCCTACATCGCTTGAAGTGTGGATCGTTACTCCGTCAAATTTGAGTGTATACATTATCGTTTCCTTTCGGTTGTTTCATTCAATTGTCGCGTAGTATGTAGCAGGTTGCGTGCCAATTCGTGGAAGTGTAGTATTTGCAACACCTTATGGCTTTTGGCATATTGGCATGAGAATTGCATGTCATTATTCACGTGACAATCTTTGTCACTTAGTGACAATATTTGTGTATATCGGCATTTTGCGATATACGCCTAGTGTTTCATTTTGAAACACTAGGAATTTGACATTTATATACAATAAGTGTTACAATCTATACAAAACGTAAAGAGGAGTTTTTTACATTGCGAAAATTAAACAAGAAAGAAATCGCTCTCATCGACGCATACGAGCTCACCGGCAGCAAGGCCGAATCCTATGCGCGCGTCTACCAGGACAAGGGGCGCCAGGTGAACGCCATCAACTGCGGAAAGGTGTTTGTTCGCCCACCCGTGGCCTATCACTTGAAACTTCGCGCTGACGCTCTCATGGAGGCAAACCGCATGGAGCTAGCTCATGTGGTATCTGAGTATTGCGGTATTATACGTACCACACTACCTGACATCCTTGACCAGTCACAGGATGGTACTATCACACTCAAACAGTTGAACAGCCTCACGCCTCAGGAGCGTGCCGCTATCAAGAGTATCAACACCAAGAAGGACGGCTCATTCAAGATCGAACTGTTCGACCGGCTCAAAGCCTTAGACGCTATGGGCAAACATCTCGGCATGTTCAGTGAGGCCGTCAACACGGCAGCAGTCACGGTCAATATAGACTTAGGCGACACGATACGCGAAGAGGTCATTGAACTGCCGCCGGAGTTGCCGCCACCCGTGACCGCGAAGCGGGCATTCAGTTACGGAGAGACGAGGGAGCCCCCTGCTGGAGAAGACCCCACCCGGGGTGGTTGAGATCGTATATACCTATTCCTCGTAAAAATTTCAGAAACCATGAGGAAAAGCACTGTATGAGGGTTATAGCATGGTAATGCACGAAGAAAGCACTTGACATCACTACCGCTTTCGTGTATGGTATAGAAAAACAAAGGAGCAAACTATGAACAATATTCCAACACCAGAGTTCAAAGCCGGTGAAACAGTCTGGACTGACAGAACTGACGAGATAGCCGAAAGAGTTATCGACAAGGTCTCTATAGAGTCGAGCCGAGATGGGATGCAAAGAGCCACAGAGTGGCGGGTGTACTACACGCTGATTAACGAGGCCGCCGGTATTATAGTAATCCTCAACGGATCTAAAAATATATTTAGAACTCCCGGCGACGCCCTTGAGGCACGTAACCACAAAATAACTCCTTGACATCTTCGCCAATTTGTGCTACAGTATCTTCACCTGGTGCGGCGTTGAAGGAAACGCCCGGTTATTACCATGGCTACCGCAAGACGCAGCAGGATACCTGCCCAAGGCGGAGCGGGTCGTCATGATGTTGCCGAGCAGGATGCATACTGAGCGGGTATCAAGCCCCGCCACCAGGTGATTAAAAATAATTCTCAACCCAAAAGGAGCAAAAGAAATGAGCGAAGTAACAGCAACACTCAAAACAGAAGAAACGATGGTCGTAGTAGAAATGCCGCTAGAGGTAGCCAGGACGATGCAAGCATTCACAATAGCCGCAAAGTTTATGCCTGGAACCTATGACGACCACGTGGAGGCGTTTCACAATGGTCTGGGCTCAGTAGTACCATTCACTTTCTTTAGCGACAGGTTCGAGGGTAAGAGCGAGCGCATCAGAGCCCTCCCTCTTCCGAAACCAAAGCTCACCTTCCGCGACGTTAAACTTGGCCAGATGTACAGGTATCTCTCAGGTGGCGTAAAGGGCGAAGAGCGCATGAGGATAGAGAAAACAGAGGGTGCCGGCTGTTCCGCAGTAACGCGAGAAGGAAGGTTGATGATGCCAGTTTCTGATCTAGAAGTCGAAATCATCCCTCACTTCACCGAGCGAGCAGAGGAGTAACAAATGAAATTCGTACTAACAATCTACGCAGACGACGATTCCGACATCGAAACAAAACTGCTGGAAGTAGCAACAGGCATCCACGGTGCCGGCCTGGATAGACTCGATGGCGACGAGGACGAATGGTCATACGAAGTAAAAGAGGGGTATGACGAATGGCTAGACGATTCATAACCCTTGACATCCGTCACCATTTGTGGTACAGTACCTTTATCAACCCACCCGTGTTGGCCTGCTTCGGGTTAGGAGGGAGCTGGAGCCCTGGTACGCCAGGGTCAGCCCTGGGTGCCGCTCGGCATGATAGCCGTAGAGGGAAATAGCAAGCCAGAAAACTTTCAAAACCTTCTCGAAGGGAGCGGAAAGATGGAAGAAATTGCAAACGTAATATTAGGAACACTGGCGACCATCATGGTCTCCGCGCTTTTAATTGTAGTAACGGTTATCTGCGTTGACATCACTGCCCACATACTCTTTGGCGGCGGTATACACGCGGTCGGCGACTGCGTAATAGGATTGTAAGCATGAACAATCCAGCACTAGCTCAAGCACTAGCCGCCATCGCCGCTGCCTTTATGTCCGGCTTGTTGGCCGGCTTCATGATAGGGAGGGCCACTAGATGACCAAAGTAAAACTCCAAACACTCGACACGGGCGACTTCTTCGAATTGGAACCACACCTCTATCTGATACTGGGCGACCCATCATACCCAGCGCACGTAAAAGCTGCGCGCGTTCATCCGCACAGCCAGGTAGTCGACGTGAACACCTTCGACGCTATTCACACAAGTGTGATGGTTGCCCCGCGCCCTGACCTGATGGTCTGCGCGGTGAAAAAGGCACCAACCGAGCTACTCTCAATTGGAGAGTTCTTTAATATGCTTGCATCAGGAAAATACGAACCCCGCAACCAAAGGAGCAATGAAACTAATGGCAACAGTAACGATTAAGAAAATAAATGCCGCAGACCGCTACGCCCACCTATGCGTAGAGATTTGTTCGCTTTGCGGCGGCAGATCACATGTAAAAACCGGAACGGCTCCCCACCTGTACGCCTATCCGCATCGCTATACCTCTGTGATTCATCTAGGTACCGACCAGACTTTGAGCGAGTATATCGGTGGCGTCACACAATGCCTCAGTAATGCCTTGCTGCCAGATATGAAACATATGGCCGAGGATCATGCCAGAATTCTGGCCGATACCATTCGCGAAAACATCGAAGAGTTCACGCGCATTTGGAAAGAGCACGACGAGGCACGGAGAGAAAAAACAGCCCAGCAGCAGGCAGCTCTGGACTACATCGACCAAGAGTGGTCCGCCTACCGCCGAGACAACCCTCGTTCTACACCCGATTGGTCGATGACGCAGCGCGACAGCGCAACCCGCGAGCTTCACATTGTGAAGCTCTACTTCACAAATGAGCTTTCAACTCACCATTGGTATAAAGAGGTGACCGGCACTGAGGAGAGGGTAAAGCGGGGCGGATCAAGGAAATATGTTAGAGGATGCAACAGCCTCTTCTACACCTACCACATCCACCTGCCACTGAACTGTAAGTGTGAAAAAGTACTCGACTCCCTCTTCGCTTCGCTTGGGGCCACGCTCGGAATGGAGTGTAAAAGCGTCTCGACCCACTTGTCGCAGGCATACATCGACGCCTGGAAGGCCATCCATAAAACAATGGATGAAGAGAACCACCCCACACCGGATTATGTCATGTCGTACCAAAAGGAGGACGGAATCGACGGCGTACTGAGACTCTATTTCGACATGGACAAAGAACCTGGCGGCGAGCCTGTCGTCATGGACCTTCGGGGACTAGCCTTCGGCAAAGATGCGTGGCTCCCTCTCGACACGCCCGACTGGAGTAAGGTGCAAGACCACCTCAAGAGGATAATTGACCTGCTAGACGTCCCGATGACGACCATCCCAAAGGAAATATCAGAAGCTTGGGGTAAAAAATACCCGGGAGAAGCGAGGCTTCTGGAAAAAACCAGCATGGATTTCGCGAACTACCAGTTCAAGAGAGATTTACGCAATGATCCTATTTTGAACTTCTGGTACGACTTTGATGCCGCCAGCTCTTCAGATGTCGTCTGCCGAGAAAACTCACCCGGGGTATGGAACATACTCCTGCCGATGGGGAGCAGCGAGTTCGGCCAAATTATTGATGCGTACCGCAAGGCCATGAAGCAGGTTGCTGGCTTCGGCAGTCCTCTCCCGCAAGAAATCCGTGACGCCTGGACCCGCCGCCACCTCGAAAAAGAGCTGGCAGAGATTCTGTCCAATTCTCACGGCCAACTATACAGCGCAACCGCCGACCAGCTAATAAAAAAAATCATGGAGTTCGTCAAACTCACTGAACCGGTTGCCAAAAACCTCGTCTGCAACTGCCTGGTCTACACGGTTGGTGGAGCGAAAAGCCACGACGATAGCGACCTGGCCAAAAACATTACGGAGAAGGTCATGGCGCAGGGGGATTCCGAATGAGAACAAACAATCAGCTCAAGAAACAACTATGGGGTATCCTCTCCAGACGCTCAGGGAAAAAGTACGCCGACACGTTCGAAGAGATGTCCGATGAGATCTTGCAGTTCGTTGACATCAGCAGAGAGTCTGCATACTGGATAAGCAACGTAGTCACTATTCGTGGATGTGAATTCATCGACGGGAAAGCAAGAGCTTCCGACGAAGAGATGTCTAGGGAAATCATCGCAAAAGTTTATAAAGAGAAGGAATATGAGGCGAACTGCCTCGACAGGAACGGAGACATCATCCGCCCGCGAGACCATAAATGCCAGTGCGGTGCCCGGGCGGTAGTCCTCCGAGAAAGCTTTGCCAGTGGCAACGAAGAGCCTGACTGGTCGAGATACCAGTGTGCGGCCTGCTGTCGAATAGAGGTTCGCCTCTGTTCGAAGAAGGATGCCTGCGATCTGAAAGACAAATGTATACATTCGGGCGCCTGCGTTCGGGAAGGATACAGGTGTCTTCAATGGTAGACAATTCACCAGACCTATGCGCCTGCGGAGAAATAGCAAGCGTAACCCACCAGAGCTTCGACAGAGGCGTCCTTATGTCGCAGACGCACCAGTGCCTCAAATGCTACGAGACTGACCACGAGAAGGCAGAGGCGGGGAAAATCTTCCCTGCGCCGAAGAGGAAGAAGGGATGATAGGAGACAAGGTTGAAATCTTCGTCAAGATACCAGGAACGGGCGGCATTGTCGAGACTTTGCCAGTTTCTTGTGTCGACGCCGACATAAAGATAATTGAAATCGACGTGCCGATATTGATGGACCGTCTTGATAGTTACGCGCACCTGTCTTCGTTCCCACAGTTTGCCCACTTCCTTGTTGGACATGATATTTTGGATGAGATGGGAATTCACGACGACCTGCCTGTGGGCTGTTACGTGAACACAGGGATCGTAATGTATGGCATAAAGGTCCACCTCTGTCCTTGGATGACGGAGTCTTGCCCTGTGCCTAGCCTGGGAGATAAGGTGTAATTTATGCCTGAAGAAAGAACCACCAACAAAGCAACACTTGTTGACGTTATGTACAAATACACCTGTATAGACTGCGACAAATCTTTCGAGATGGCGTCCAACTTAAGGCCCATCAGTTGTCCGTGGTGCGCGAAGGTGTTTATCGAGATAGACATGACAATAAGGGAGGGCGATGTCACCTGAACCCATCAGTATAAACTACCGCGCCGTGCCAACCGCCCGCCTCTTTCACCAAGACAATAGCCTTGTGCGCGGCATTATGGGACCAATCGGTAGCGGAAAATCAGTAGCGTGCTGTATGGAGATCTTCCTCAAGTGTAGGAACCAGATAGCCGTGAACGGAGTTCGCCGTAGCCGCTGGGCCGTCATACGTAACACCTACCAGCAGCTGAAGAAGACGACACTTAACACCTGGAAGGATTGGTTCGAGCACTTTTGCACCATAAGGGAAGGTTCTGAAATAACCGCAACTCTCCGTGTCCCATTGCCAGACGGTACTAGGATAGATGCGGAGATCCTCTTCTTGCCGCTCGACAAACCTGGCGACGACAGAAAGCTGTTGTCGCTCGAACTCACGGGAGCATGGTTTAATGAAGTCAGAGAAATCAACAAGCGACACCTGGATGCTGCAATTGGACGCATTGGTCGGTATCCCTCGAAGCGAGATGGAGGCTTTAATTGGTCCGGTATTATCATGGACACAAACCCGCCGGACAACGACCACTGGTACTATCGTATTGCCGAAACGGAAAGACCGGATGGCTGGAAGTTTTTCCGTCAGCCCGGAGCCCTCATCAAAACCCCAAAGGGCGGATTTCGTGCCAATCCGATGGCGGAGAATGTTAACAACCTCGAGCTGGGATTCACTTACTACACCCGACAGGTGGCAGGTAAAGATCCTGAATGGATTAAGGTCTACCTTCTTGGTGAATATGGAGCGCTGTTTGATGGGCGACCCGTGTATGATGGTATGTTCAGCGAGGCGATGCACCGATCTAAAGTCGACCTCCCCATCTTTAAGGGTATACCTATTCACCTTGGATGGGATTTTGGGCTCACCCCGGCTTGTGTCGCCATGCAGCTCTCCCCTGATGGTCAACTCAGAGTATTGCGCGAATGGATGTGTGAACGTGGCGGAATCAAGCAGTTTGCTGCGAACACAGTTATGCCGGCACTAGCCAACCTTTTTGGCGGTATGGACATCACGGGCATGGGCGATCCTGCCGGCATGCAGGCGAACCAGGCAAACTCAGATCTGAGTTGCATCTCTCAGCTCAACAAGATGGGGCTCTATACAGTTGAGGCTCCGACTAACCTTCTTATCCCCAGGCGCCAGGCTGTTATAGACTTCTTGTCTAAAACCGTTGGTGGCAATCCGGGCTTCATCCTCAATACTTGCTGTCCTTTCCTGCGTAAGGGATTTATGGGCGGCTACCAATTTGCTCGAGTGCAAGTGGCCGGTCAAGAGCGCTTTCGCGACATCCCCATCAAGAACGAATATAGCCACGCTCACGACGCCTTGCAATACGGTGTGCTTTCGTATATAATTAAGAAACCAGTTGAATCAGTTCTCACGACAACCACCCAGACCCGTGATGGCTGGGGCGGGTTCAAATAGCAAACCGCTCTGGCGGTGGATTCAAAACACTCACCCGATATAGTGGTTCCATAAGGAGCAAAGCAATGACACAAAAATGGTTGAAGTTATGCCCATACTGTAAAGTAAAAATGTGTGCTGACACCTGCAGGTCTTGCCCCAATTGCGGTGGAGATGTGTGGGGGTTTGACAAACAGGACTGGGAGGTTAAATCCAGAAACCAACGCAGGGGAGAGAAGGGCTAATGCAACTCTTCTCCACCCGTCTAGAGCAATGGATACTCGACAACGTCGTTGGTCAACACGCGCACCCACTGACGCAGCACGCCTTCCTCTGTACCCTCGAGATGGCCAAACTACACGAGAAAGAGCAAGCTCTTGCTGCCGCGAAAAAAGATCTTGACACAGCGACGGAAAACATGTATGATAATACCACTGAAGAAACAACAACCGAATCAGAGGAGCAAACTGAAAATGGACACAGAAACTAAACTCGAAATAATTAGCAGGCTGCAGGGCGTCAGGCATGACGCTGAAGATCGTGGCGACATAACGCCAGGCGAACGCGAAGACCTTAACTACGCTATCAGCGAACTAATGGTAGACCTCGGTAGCGACCCGGACTTCCGTTTTGAAAAACAAGAGGAGACCCAAGCCAATGACACCGAGAAAAAAGAAGAGACTACGGTGGAGACTGCGCCGATGGATACGAAGCTGGCTGTTCAAAAACCTGGGAATCTTGGTGAGTTAAGATGGTATTTGGTAGATCATTTTTATTGCCAACTTTCGAGTCGCCGGGCGACTTCTTTGGGATCGGTCATTTCTGAGATCACGGACACATTGTGGAATTTCTTTTTAGACCAACAGGACTGGGAAAAGAGCAACGATTATGGAGCCGGTGATCGGTACGCACAAATCTTCGAGGATGTCGCTAGTCTACACCTTCGCTATAGGCGAGAAGATTATGTAGATCGCGTCAGGGTTCTGATCGATTACGTCACCGACCGTATCATGGTGCGACGATTTCGAAGAACGACTCCTGGTCGATATGACGCCCCTCTGCTATAGTAAGCACTTTACTTTCGTAAGCGCCCTCGTAGCCTACGCAAAGAAACGCCTCGGCGACGACAAGGAATAGAAATGCATAACCACACCTTCACATTCGAAGACAAGAAGACGCCCAAAGGTATCAAGTTCATTGGCGTCGCCACCAGAGACGGAGAAGAGGTGTATCGCACCAAGCCGCAGCGTTCTCATATTAGGGCGCTTGGAGCCCTACAGGAAATGATTAAGAAAGCGAACGAGGATAGGATCGAGGAGGGAGAGTAAACATGAAAGACAGAAACAACGTCCGGTTGACCTGCCTGATTCCCATCATCTTGGTCGGCCACAGCATTGTGGCAGAAGACGCGAGCTTCGAACAGTCCTCGCACTTCAAACTACGAGAGTTTGAGAACAAGGATGGCATTGCCGTTGTTCACGAGACATTACTCCTTGGCCTCGAGCTGGTCCATAGAGATCTACGCGAAATCTACGGCCCCTTAGTAGAAGTAATTATCACAAACGGAACGCGCACAGAAAGGGATAACGATGCACTCGCAGAGAGATTCGGCTGGACCACCGCTGGTGGTCTCGTGTCGCCAGACTCTACGCACTTGGTCGAATATGGCGGGATAGCAGCAGACATTACGGGCTGGTATGGCCACCCTCCGGGAACTTATGAATACGAGTCCGGCATCAAGGTTGATGAGGTTACGTGGCACCGCGTCGACGAAAAGAAACTGGGCGACATCTGTAGAAAGCATTTCGATCACGTCAAGGATGACTATGAAGCCATACATGCTCACGTCCATGTCGACCAACGCGATGGCGGCAAGAAACTGAAGGATGCAATCACACCCGCAAAGCCGTCGCTCGAGCCGACGCTTGGGGAGGATTAGCCATGAGCGAAACCACACTGGGCGCAATTAGGCAAACCATTGGAGATGGCGAGAAGATTCCACGGTGTAGCCTCAGCATCGACGAGCACCATCCAGAGATGGCCGAGAGGGATATATTAGCCGCAGCTGCTCGGTTAATAAGAATCATCAGGAAGTACAGAAACGATCTAGTTGGACACCCAGGGTTGTGTGAAAAACTCCGTGGCAGAATCGAGCTAGATGTAACTAGATCTTTTTGGGCAACCGATTAGATTGGCGTAGTCTTTACCCCCGCGTGGTGTAGTTGATAGCACGCAATTGACCCTATAGGGCGAGGTACTGGTTTGATTCCAGTCGCGGGGTTCACTTAAACATTTCGAAGAAAACATTTGAATTTGCCTTCGGTAGCTTAATGGTAGAGCGCCGCCTTGCGAGGCGGAGGTGGGGTTCGAATCCTCCCGAAGGTAATGAGCCCGTAGCTCAGTTGGTAGAGCGCCGGCCTCATAAGCCGTGGGTCGTCGGTTCGAATCCGACCGGGCTCACCAAGTTTTTGCAAAAAACAAAGGAGCAAACGATGATTGAAGTAAAACTAATCACAGACGATAACCCAGAAGACATCAAGCCATTCCTACGAGACGACATTGAACGTTTCAGCTTCTACGACGAAAAAGATTTTGCCAGAATACTGTCTGATGTCGAAGACGGTATTATTAACCTCGTAGTTATAACGGAAGGTCTCGAGACGAACGTTTACGACGACGACCAAGATAACTCTGGATACTATAGATTTAACGAGGACATGGCATGGGTGCCCAAGACGCTCAAGTCCATGGCCAACCGCATCAATACCCACGAAGACCTCTTCAAAAGAGTTCATCGCTGGTTGGATGCGGGAGATCTCCAGGAAGCCAAGGCTATCATCGAGGATGAAGTGGTGTTGTCATCATGAGTAAATTCGCAGTCGAAATCAGACGCATCAGCGAAGTCAGCCATCACCCGAATGCCGACCGCCTCGACATCGCCAAGGTGGACGGGTTGGAGTTTCAGTTTATCACGGGTCGAGATGAGTATAAGCAGGGCGACGAGGTGGTCTATTTCCCCATCGATAGCATTCTGCCGGACGACATCATCGCTCGGCTTGGCTTAGAGGGGCGACTATCAGGCCCTGAGAAAAATCGAGTGAAAACCATCCGGCTTAGGAGTGAAATTAGCCAAGGGATCGTCGGCAAGCCAGAGGATACTCTCCCACATTGGCTCTTCAAGCACTTTTGGTATGATTTTATCGAGGAGCGCGACGAAATTGGTGATATAGCAGAGCGCCTGGGCGTCACCAAATACGAACCCCCCGAGGTCTTCGTCGGCTCTGCTAAGCTCACCACACTTCCGCCATGGGTACCCGTCTACGACATCGAGGGGGCGGACCGACACCCGAGAGAGCTGGATGAGTTGAAACGGTGTGGCGACGTTTGGATAACCGAAAAACTCGAAGGCACCAACTTCGCCATGACCTACGACGCCACCACCGGCGAGCACGAGGTCTGTACCCGGAAGCATACGGTGACGCCACTCCTTGAGGAGCAGGCGAAGGTCCACACCTTCCATCGGGTGGTGAAGGAGCTAAACCTTGTCGGAGTCGCCCATTATTTCCACATTATGTTATCTGAGATTTATCCTGAAGTTAAGACATTCTGCCTTCGTGGCGAATTGATCGGTCCCGGGATCCAGGGCAACATCTACAAGCTTGAGAAACATCAGGTCCGTTTCTTTGATGCGCTGCTACCCGACAGGAAGTACCTATCGTCGCGTCTTTTCCAAAGTATAATGGAAACCTTTGGTGATTTCATTCTCATGGATGAGGGGCATTCTCCACGACCGGCAGTTCCAGAAATTTTCCGTGGTCCGCTCAGCGAATTCCTAGCGCCATATGGCGGTTCAGTCAAAGACGCCAGCAACGGACGTTCCGTCCTAAACCCAGATGTCGCGCGAGAGGGAATTGTCATCAAGCCATGGCTGGAAGAGATCTGGAGCCCGAAGCTGCAGGGCCGTCTAATGCTGAAGCAGAGGTCGCCAGAGTACTTGGCGAAGAGTAAGTTGTAACCCCGTCTGGGGCTTGTGTCTCATGAAACGCAAAATATGAGACACTAACTAATTAATGTCTCATAGATGAGACGCAAAGGAGCAAAAGTGTTTGTCAAAAAAAACACACGAAGAGCCCGGAGGGTAGGCATAAAAGATGCAAGGGCTGCAAAGCTGCTACCAGTATTGAACAGGATCAAGATAGTCATCGGCTGGCTTGAGGGTGGTATTCGAAAGAAAACTCGTCATCAGATAAATGAAGACGTAGCCTCCTCTGTGGTTGCCCTCAAGCTTATCAGGGACGAGCTGGACGAGGAAGAGCGCCACAAACTGTCTCACCCGATACAAGGCGTCCTCTCCGCCTGGGCGACAGTGCTTGTGTTCTTGTATATGATCCCCGACATATGTTACCACCTGTGGGTATTACTATCCGCAATAAACTGAGAAGGAGTTGAAGCAAATGACGAAGAAAATTAAAAAAAATAAAGCGAAGCCAACTATGGCAAGCCTCAAAAGTGAACTGAAAGATCAAAAAGAAAAGTCTGATGAATACTATCGTAATATCGGTCGACTATGTCGAGAGGCAGAGGAAGATCAGGTTCAAATTCACTCAATCAAGACCGCCGTTATGGAGATCGTCGTTCAGCGTAAAGCGTTCTTGCGGATACTCATGAAGGACGGCAGCGAGATTACTAACGAAACCCCTATCCCAACTCCGTTCGATGCAGAGATGTCTATTAGGGCCAGTGCCATGGAAAACATCGGTTCCGCCGAGAAAATCTCGAGCTTCCAGCTCGGCTCTATCCTCCTTGCTCGTATCGACGGAGAGAACTTGCAGGGCAAATTCGTAGTAGACGAAGACACCACCTATTACTTCGGTGGATTGGTCAATGTTAACGATGACGAAGATCCTGAACGCTCGCGGGACTACGTCCACGCTCATAAGCTGGCAGTTGTAAAGACGATGTGTGGCAAGTTTGTGTTGCTTGCTGAGCTGGAGTCGGTACCTACCCCCACAGAAGGAGGAGCCGCAGATGACAGCGAAGAGAAAGACTAAGCTAAAACCTGTCAAGGCCTCATCGATGCTCCTCTCTGAGCCCGGCATAGAGCAGTACATGCTTGTCTACGTATTTTGGGATGACATAGTGGAAAACAACGCTTGGACCAAGCACGCCGACGTGAAAGCTGCTAAGCCGTCTCCATGTGTCAATACGGGTTTCCTTGTGTCGCTCACGGAGGAGTCTATTATAATCGCCAACTCCATATGCGATGTCAACAAACCTAACGGCGACAAAAGTTACACAGTCATCCCATATGGCTGCGTGAAGGAGATAGTGCAAGCATGAATAAAAAGGAACTAAACAGGGTTCGCCTTTTGAGTAAAACAAAGTCGCGTCTAGTTGATGAGATTGACGCAATCAATAAATTAGCTGAACGACAGCGACACAATTCCGAATGTGAAGTCCAAAGGAACGTAGCGGAGATCGTCGAGTTGGGGAGAGAACTTGTAGATGCTAAAAGAACCATCCTGTTCGATCGTCAAGAGATTGAAGACCTTAAGCAGGATCGGGAGTTTTGGGAAGAGTTAGCCGGAAAAATGGAAGAACACTCCAGCCTTATGGTTGACAGGGTTGAAATTCTCGATGAGAGACTTGCGAGAGGAAAATTAGCAGAATGAGCTACTGCCGCTCAACAGAATTCGACAGCGACATCTACCTCTACTGCACCGACGACGGCAGCGAAGATGGTATTTTAGTGTGTGGATGTGCATTCAAGAGCGCCCACCCGCCTCACATTATAGCCCACCTACAAGAGCACGTCGCAGCCGGCGACCTGGTGCCGGAGCGATTGATGGATATCAAATTCTGGGAAGAGGAGTTTCCCGATTGAGGAAGATTAAATGTTCTCAGTAAAACAAGTGGCGGGCTCGTATATAAACATAGTACTTACGCATGAGTGCAACAAGTCGTGCCAGTTTTGCATTGATAAATACAGGGGCGACAAGGGGTTTATTTCTCTTGACAGCGTAGCTAACGCCATTAGCTTCGCCGAACAACAAGGTCTCGAAGATGTCCTGCTAACGGGTGGGGAGCCGTGCATGCATCCTCGACTCAAGGAAATAGCGCACCTTGTGCGCGAGTCCAAACTTCGATCTGTCCTTACGACGAACTATACCCTCCCGTCAATACTCAAATCTGTGGACGGAGTAATAGATTGCTTCAATATATCAAACTACCCGTCTGGCCTTTGGCGGCTTCCTAGCCAATCTGACTTCTCTTCGGACCTGACTATAAGCACGATTATCTATTCAGGGCAGTTAGGAACGAGGGATAGCCTAGATTCGTTTATTGATCAGTTTGAACATCGGGCTCATCTGAAATTTTCCACACTCACTGATTGTAACGACTGGACTCACATTCGAAGATGTGTACCCTACCTGGATCTTCTGCCTTGGTCGGAATGGGTCGTTCTGTTCAATGAGATGATTGGGCAAATATACAGAGGACACATCATTAAGCGTTGTGACATGATTATTAACAAAAAGGCAGCACAGTCCTTTAAGTGCCATGTCGACGGCAAGATTACCAGGAGCTGGGATAGAAGCTCCTAGATTTAATTGATTTTCAAGAAAAGCCGGGATTATTTGTTCTTGACATTACTATCACCTTTGTGGTATAGTCACTTCGAAAGTTGAATCAGGGCAACAAGCGGATTGATCCCCGCCGTCCAAAGCGTTTACGCGCACAGTGAGTACTCACCTCATTGTGCGCGTTTTTTGTTGCCCTGATTGACACCCTCCCTTATGGGTGAGTTAACCACAAAAGGACAGAGCTTGGGAATATTAATCAGGAAATCGGTAGACGATCTAATATCTGATCAAGAAGAACGCGACGAGAAGCGCGAACGCGCCATAGCTCCCAAAGTCAATACCACCCTTTTGGCCGCATTTGTCAAGGGTAATTTCGATGAAGCAGCCAATCACCGCAACGCCATGAACGTAAACACTCGCCTTCAACAGTCACAGCGACAGCGCAACGGCGACTATGACCCCAACGATCTAGCCTTGATTCAAGCTCGTGGTGGCTCTGACCTATTTTTTAACATTACCGAGACGAAGTGCGACGCCGCCGAGGCGTGGATTCAAGACGTAATCTCTGGTCAAGGCGATAACCCTTGGTCGCTCGAGCCCACCCCCATCCCCTCTCTGTCCGAAGACGACAAAGCACAAATCGCAAACGAAATCGCGAAAGAACTCAAGGGGCAGGAACCAACCCCCGAAGAGATCCAGGAACTCGCATTCGAACTATATGATCAGCAGCTCGCATTCCTTCAGGACGAAGCTAAAGAAAAGTCTGACCGAATGACCACTCAGATCGAAGACCAATTCGCAGACGGCGACTTCAAAAAGACTATGGTCGAGTTCATCCAACATCTCACCACCTATCAGCTCGCAGTTATCAAAGGTCCAGTGCTGGAGCGCAGGCCTGTACTGGTGTGGAAAGACGGAACCCTTGTCTCGGAGATGAAGATCGTACCCACATGGAAGGCCATCGATCCAAACGACATCTATCCGGCTCCAAACGCAAGGAGTATGCAGGACAGCTACCTGTGCGAAACTATGGAGATGGATCGTCAGGCGCTTGCTCAGATGCGCGGCATCGAAGGTTGGGATACTAAGGCGATTGACATCATCCTTGGCAAAACAGAGGTTTCCGATCTTGCCGCTATCCCTGACGGGGAATCCGAAAGAGCCGATGTGGAAAACAGAGATGTGTCCAAAAATAGCGGCATGGCGCCGTCCATCTTGAAAGCCATCGAGTTCTGGGGGCCAGTACAAGGCAAGATGTACAACGAGTGGGGTGGTAGCGTAGAAGACGATCTGGCATACTACCAGATTAAAGCAGTACTCATCGACGATCAAGTTGTTAACGCAATACTTAATCCGCACCCCCTCGACAAGCGACCCTACTTCGGCACCTCCTTCGAGAAGGTGCCTTCTTCTTTGTGGGGCAAGAGTATCCCCGAGAAGATGCGCGATACCCAGGTTGGCAACAATAACGCTATGCGGGCTTTGGTCAACAATATGGCGCTCGCCTCCGGACCAATGGTCGGAGTAGACGTAAATGCCGTAGCGCCAGGTTACGACTATAGTAAAGTCGCTCCCTGGATGGTCGTTCCATACGATGGTCAAAAGACAGCCGGCAGACAGCCTATCACATTCTTCCAACCCGTCAGTAATGCCGGAGAACTTCAGCAGGTGGCCGAGTACTTTGAACAGAAGGCAGACGACCGCACCCTTATACCTAGATTCACGCACGGCAATGCAAACGTAGGCGGCGCGGGAGATACGGCCAGCGGACTCAGCATGCTGATGACAGCAGCAAGTCGCGGCATCAAGCGTGTAATTGGAAATGTCGATGAGGACGTGCTTCGCCCGGCAGTGGAGTACATCTATCAGTGGAACCTAATGAACCCTGATATCGATAAGGCTATCAAGGGTGACGCCCAGGTAGTCCCACGCGGCGCCCTGCATGAGTTGGTCAAAGAACAGCAACAGCTCAGACGTAACGAGCTGATGGCTAATACTAACAACCCAACCGATCTGGCAATCATAGGGCTTCGTGGCCGAGCAAGCCTCTTGCGCGACGTTATCGATGCCCATGGATTCAATGCTGACGATATTGTTCCAACCGACGAAGAAATGATTAAACAGGCAGAGCAACAGGCTCAGCAAGCCGCGCTGCCACAAGAAGGAGCAGGAAATGGGTAAAGAGAAAAAGGCGGTTGCTTTACAGACCACAACCCCAAAAGAAATGACGCCCAAGACACGCAAGAAGTTGCTAAAGGCACTTCAGGTGCAGGCGAAGGCACAGGCAAAAGAGATTAGTGAAAAGCTCAGCACGTCACTCAATAAGTTGCCGCTTCGAAAGCGAATCGCTGTAGCCTGGCGCATCTTACGGGGGAGATTCTAATGAAGAGAATTTCGATAGAACAACTACAGTCAATTATCAAGTTGGGCAACAACCAGGACTTCAAGGTAATTCTCGGCTGGTTCCGGGAGTCCCTTGAGTCAATCAAGGATATTAACCTATCAAATCCCGACCCGAGACTCGGCGGCGAAGGGTTGGCCCTTAAAGAGATACTGGAGACGGTTGACAATTCGAGGGAGTTACAAACGAGGTTGAGCACTACCACTTAAACACCGAATTGGGGTGGTCTCGAGGCCACTCGCTCGGCTTAAGTGTTTTGAATAAAAAGTGAATACCTTATTGGGGTACTTTACTCCACAAGCAGGCTCACAAAAGAGCAGAAAGCGAGAAAGAATGTCAGTAGAAACAGAAGTTCCGGAACAGGCGACAGAGAAATTGGAAGCATTATTGGCAGCAGCAAATAGCACAGAGTCCATGGGCACCGAAAAAACGTTAACCCCGTGGGTGACGTACCTATTGTTATCAATGACGTGCAACCAATCGTATCTCAAGTCCCAACAGATGTTGCTCCCGTGACACCAGCAGTGAACACCGCGCCAGTAGCGGCTCCTGTGGTCGACCAGGGAACACAGGATCTAACGGCGGAACAAGAAGCTCGAGAAAAAGCCGAGCAGGCCTACAGGGTTTTGCAGGGCAAGTACAACGCAGAGACGAAAGAACTCCGGGCGGATACTAAGCGTAGCCAGGAAGAGCTTAAATCTTTACGTGAACTCATCGAGAAAAAGGACGAGGAAGCAAATGTAGACCCGAATAATCCGTTCGGATTTACTGAAGAAGAGTTAGGGTACGGTGAAGAAGTGACAGGTATTGCGCAGAAGATCGCCCAGAATGTGGTCGGTCGAGAAGTAGATAAACTGCGTAACGAGCTTGAGTCGAAGCAGGCAACAGAACGCGCACAGTCAGACGCAACGAATAACTTTTTTTCTACGCTGGATAAGGTAGCGAAAAAGTGGAAAGACGACAATGACGACCCGGAGTTTTTGCTCTGGCTCGGTCAGGTTGATCCTCTTAGCCATCAGTTGCGTTCGGCTACGCTCGAGACGGCAGAAAAAGATCTCAACCCCTACGCGGCGGCTGCGATCTTTAACGCTTACCGAGCGAGTAAGGCAGTGCCCATTGTGGCGCCAGTCGTTACTCAACCTCAGCAACCATCGCTCCAGTCTCAGGTAATGCCGCAGACGGCAGCTTCCGCTCCGCAACCGGTGCAGCCAGAAGGCAGAATATACACCGTTACGGAGATACAGGCGATGGCTACTGCACTTACGCAAAAGGACTTCACAGAAAAACGTGCCGTTGAAATCGAAGAAATAATCGATTCTGCTTATAGGGAAGGTCGAGTAGTTCCTGACTAATAGAGAAATTTTTCTCTTCTCTATATCGCAGTTTCTTAAGAAAGGAAAACAGCAATGGCTGTATACCCAATCGCATCGGGACATCCGGATCTTTCTGGTAATTACATCCCGACACTGTACGCTGCATTGCTTCTGATCGAGTTCTATAAGGACACGGTCTTCGGAGCAATTGCTAATACGAAGTATGAAGGCCAGATCAAGAGTTCTGGTGACAAGGTAGAAATTCGCACCTTGCCGACAATCACTGTTCGCGACTATGTCAAGGGTCAGGATCTCGATTATGAGAACCCGCCTCCCAGCAAAGTTACGCTGAACATTGACCAGGGTAAATATTGGGCGCTCGCTATCAACACCGTTGATAAGAAGCAGTCCGATATCGACTTCGTGAAGAAGTGGGCGGAACATGCGTCCAAGACGCTCAAGATTAATATCGATTCCGATATTCTTGCGGCTGTCTACTCTCAAGTTCACGCGGCCAACACTGGCGCTACTGCTGGCCTCGAGAGTGGTTCTATTAACCTTGGCGTTTCTGGTACTCCGTTCCAGCTTACGGCGTCTACCATTTTGGCCAAGATTGTCGATTGCGCAGTTGTCCTCGATGAGCAGAACGTCCCCGACGAGGGTCGTTATATCGTCTTGCCTCCTGTCGCTTGCGGCCTGATCAAGAAGTCCGACCTCAAAGACGCCAGCATTACTGGTGACAACGTTTCGATTCTTCGTAACGGCAAGGTTGGCATGATCGATCGGTTCACCATCTTCTGTTCGAATAACATTGCTACCGCGACGGACACCGTCAAGGTTTGGCATAGCATCTTCGGTCAGACTGAGGCGCTCACGTTCGCAAGTCAGATGGTTGAGCACAACATAATCCCGAATCCGAAAGACTTCGGTGATTTGCTTCGTGCTCTGCAGGTCTACGGCTTTAAGGTTGTGAAGCCTGAAGCTATGGGACACCTGTACTTCAAGTTGTAGGCTAGAGATTTCTACCCTGCACAGTGCGGGGTAGAAATTCATTTTTCAACGAGTAAAGTCATGAGGAGATTAAAACATGGCGATTGTAGATCTTAGAATTGGCGGAACGACTAAGCTTCCGTCTATTAACCCGGGCAACCACCTCGTCTTAAAGAGAACGTGGGATGCCTCCGTCGACAACGGGGACGACGGGGATTTTGTCAAGCTTTTCAATATCCCCGCCAACACCTACGTGATCGGCGTCTTTGCAAGTGTTACTACCGCCGAGGGCGCCGCGTCTACTGTTGACGTTGGTGATTTTGGCGGTGATCAGGACCGCTGGATTGACGGCCTCGACATTAACGCTGTTGCTGTCTCTGGTTCTAAGCCCGGTATTTTGGTTGATGGAACTCCAAATACATTCTTGCCCGCGTTCTCGCATGGTAGGCTGTATACATCCGCCGCCGTCATTTCTGTCGAGGTGAACGACGACGACACCGATACGGCGGTAATCGAATTCGCTTGTCATTGCTACGAAGTAATCTAGTAGCAATTTGTGCGCCAGGGAGTCCTGCTCCTTCTTCCTGGCGCACATCATAAAGGAGCAAAACAAAATGATTGGAGAAGCAAGATGGAAGACAAAAATATTGAAGCAACCCATATGGGTGTACCGGAAGATCTCGAACTGACCGACATGACAATTACTGAAGAGCTGGACGTTGAGCTTGTTTTGAACGTCTCTTCCAACGATTCGGCTCCGGCGGTCGTGCCATCCGATCCTGGAGTTGATGTCGGTTTCGATAGCAGCAAAACGAGAATAGTTAGGCGCCCCGACGGAGTGGTCTTTACATGGACTAAGGTGCTGGCCAACATCCATCCGGATTGGGAAGTAGGGTACGTCAAGCAAGGGGTGGTTACTATGCTTGACGACATAGTGCTGCGAGAACCCGACAAGAGTCCTGTTAAGCCAATCAAGGCACGCAAGAAGTTTCCATGGAAACGGATAGTTAAAAAGTCCGAAATGGTGGAATATGTGAAGAACCGATGGCACATGGATGTACCCGGTCACACCATGATTGAAATCAAGGAGCTATGTGAGAACATGGAAAAGCAGGAAAGCAACATAGCCAAGGAGAGACTCGCGAAGGCTAATAAGGCGGCTGGAAATAATGGCTGACGTAGAGCTGAGCACGCTCCTTCCTCACATAATCCCCTATGTTCCGGGGTGTCCGGAGAACTTCATAAAGCAGAAGCTCTATGAAATGGCTCGCCTCTTCTGCAAAGAGACGAACATCTTCCTGGATACTCTTGATGACATTGCTACGGTAGCAGATCAGGCGTCGTACACACTCGAGCGAACCTGGGATACAGACATTGAACGCGTGACCGAGGTCTTAAGGGAAGACACCATTGTTCAGGAGAGCCAGTACACTGTCTCTCCTGGTGGCGTTATAACTTTCGATCCGGCCCCCACAATCGCGGACGACGTGCTATCTATCACGGTAGTGCTGAGGCCTCGACTTGCCATGTCTCTGTACCCTGAGCGAATGGTCAATAGATGGAGTAGCGCCTTTGTAGCAGGCACTTTGTATACGCTTCTGAACATGAAGAGGCAGTGGAGAGATGAGGTTAATTCTCGTCTCAACTTTCAGCTTTTTGAACAAGAAATTGTTACCGCAAGAAGCGAGTTTGTTGTCGAACGCAGAAGCCAGAATATACTAGTGGAGATACCACTCATATGACACAGTCATCCGTAGTAGCTCTAGCGAGGCGCCTACTGAAAGACACCTTTTCTACACCGAGGTGGGCGACCGGAACATTAAATGATTATGTCGACGCTGGCGAACAGGAGATTTATCGACTTCGACCAGATCTCTTTATGACTGACTTCGAGACAATTGGTTCTATCTCTGTAGTTACGCTCAATTCGACTACCGGAGACAGATACGAGAGCGCGCTGGCCTACTACACCGCTTACCGCGCTCTCTTGGAGGATAATGCCGATACGGCCAACGCACAGGAGGCGCAGAAGTTCCTCGCCCTCTTCGAAAGGGCACTATGATAATCAGTACTGAACTTCTAAAGACCGTTGCTTTATTGGTGACTATCGTCCTGCCTATATGCGGATTCATCAGTCACCAACTAGACAAAATAAACAAAACATTTATCGACATAAACAAAACATTCACCAGGCTCGAGCTAACGATGGGCAAGATGGTCCCCCACGAAATTTGCGAGAAACGTCGGCTGGATTGTTCTTGCAAGCAAGATATTGATCTTATCCGTAAGGATCTGAGGGAGAAACACGCATGACCACCACATTCCTAAAAGTAAGAAACGCTGCCGGTAGCGCACTCGATGCCGGTATCGACAATTCTCAGACCACCTTTAACGTCGAGGCTGGCGATGGTCCTCCGTTCGCTCCTGACGGCAGTAGCGAGGTACATATCACAGTAGGCGACATCGAGAGCAACTTCGAAATTATGACAGTGACAGGTGTGTCTACCGATACGCTCACCGTCACACGCGCTCAGGAAGGCACGAGCGGGCAATCGTTCCTCGCAGCAGTGCCAGTTCGAGTCACGTGGACTGCGGCCTACGCGGACGATATTACTGCGGCTATCAATAACATTGAGGACGGTACCACCCGGCTAGACTCAATTACCGGCGCCATTGATTCGGATCTGACCATCTCTTCCGACAAAGATATCATTCTCCAACTCGATGCGGATAACGACGGTGCGTCTGAGGAGTTCCAGATCAAGGACGGTGCGGGGGCTACCGTTTTTGCAATCAACGAGGGCGGACAGCTAAAGATGTTACGCCACCTTTTGCATATGGGTGATGAAGGCACCAACCTGGAATTTCTACCGAACGTAATCAACTTTAACACCGAAAGCGGAACTACGGCACTTCAGCTTGGCACTTCTATTGTCAACTTTAATGAAGATCAGAAAGACATCAACATTAATATGTCATGGCTGGGGAATAACTTCGGCTTCTACATGGACGGCCTGACGGGGCGCATTAGCCAGGGTAAAAACACTGGCAGCTACGGATTCAATGCAGTTGGTGACATTGACACGGAGGGCGTGTATCGTGTTAACGGAACGGAAATTTCTTCATCCAATCTGACCAACGATTCTGCGATAGTCAAGAACACCGGCGCAGTGACGCTCAACTCCGGCTCAGCCGATGTTGACTTTGTTGTCAACTGGGACTCGGGCGTGGCCCTGACCATCGACGGCACTCAGGGTGACGCTACCTTTGGTGGAAACCTCGATATCGCCTCCGGGAAACTCTACAAAATCAACAACGTGCAGATAACGTCCGCCGCCCTGAGCGACGGCGCAAGCCTCCTCAAAGATGGAGACGTATCCATCTCAGGAAACATGGACGTAGCTTCTGGCAAAGTCTACAAGATCAACGACGTACAGATAACTTCTGCCGCGCTGAGTGATGGCGCCAGCCTCGTCAAAGAAGCCTATGCGCATATTTACAGAGACGTAGACATGCCACACTTCTACGACGAAGACGATGTGCCGGATGATACGTTCGTTACTTTCGGGGCCATGATTTCTGGCCATTCAAGCGGGGCAACCCTTTTGGCGTCCAACATCGTGAACGAAGTCCAGACGCTAACCATTGGCGCATCTGAGACGGTTAGCTTCAGAGGGCAGGCCACATCGACTTTGAGCCCGGCCTCAACCGCGCAGGAAGTAGAAGACGCACTCAACTTACTGAGCACAATATCTGCCGCTGGTGGCAGCGTTAGCGTAACTGGCGGAGCGGGAACTTATGTTGTTACTTTTGATGGCGGAACCGATCTCATAGGAATCGATCTGCCCCTTTTGAACGCAGCGGCAACCGGAGACGCCACGGAAGACGTGAAGGGCCGTAGTGCATTACTAGCCGGCTCTGCGGGCGGCGGAATTTATCACGTCGACGCTTCTGTGACGCTCAAGGATGCGACTACTCCAGATAAGCACATACAGGTTAGGCTCAGCAAGAATGGTTCGTATGACGCTACGCTGTCAATTGCGCATGCCACCATGGGGAATAATGACGACACCTCAATAGGAGTCTCTGGATTGGTAACGCTGGCAGATGGTGACTATATAGAGATAGAGGCATCCAGCGACGGCTCCTTGGCCGATCCGATGACAATAGAGCGCATTGATTTTACTGCGCATCGAGTAAGTAACAGCTAGGAAGGATTCGAAGCAATGGCACGAAGAGACAAAGCAATTTTGCGTGAGATTCAGCAGAACCCAGGTGTAGTGTTCGACTGGCTTAAATCCAATCTCACGGCACCACAGAAACAAGAGTTCAAAACACTCATGGATCCCGGCCCGAGTGTGGCCGAGCAAAAACATGCGCTCCTGGGCGCAATTGATGCACTTGTGCCTGGAGCAGATGACGCGCTGATTGCGCTGGCGACAGACAAATATAACGCAATTGTGGCAGCCGAGGAAGCCTAATGCTCGGTGGCGGTGTAATAGGTAGCGTAGCTCTCGCCGGAACATTTCGCGAAACAGATGAGTATGTCTGGATTCGTGATGGCGGAGCTTCGCATTCTCACACCGTTGAGAATGTTACGCCAATAATTGTTCATGCTGATCTATCCGTAGCGGATGGAGAGCTTGTACACACGGTTGACCAGGTAACGCCAATAATCTTGACCGCTACGCTAATCGGTCTTGACAGCCATATGGTAATGCGGTCGACTGTTCCGGAGTTCAGCCCAACACTAGTGGTGGACGATGCGGAACATGGGCATACCGTGCCGCAGCTAACAGTTTCGGCTCACTTCGACCTGACGGTCAATGATGCTGAGCACGCCTTTATAGACAATCTTGGTGCGCTCGAGGCCGGAATAACCGTCAATTCATGCGTGCATGGCCATACAGCCGAGAGTGCGTCGATGGTATCCATTCTCGAAATAGACGGTTGCCAGCACGGGCACGTTGCTGACAAGCTGACGTTTACGGATAACGCAATACTAATAGTTCCAGACGTCAGCCACATTATGACTGACACAATGGCAGAATTCTTCTCAGACATAGAGCTAGTTGTGGGCGATTGCGAACACACACATTTGGCCGACCAGGTAACACCGATTATCGTTCATGCGGACTTATCCGTAGAGGACGCGGAACACGAACACACTGCCGACGAAGTGACGCTGGTAGTCTAAACACCGCGAGGCGGTAAAGGAATAAGACAAATGGCTAAATCAGTTAATGATGCTGTACTAGATGCGGCAATGGACAAGATCGCGACCTGCGTCAACATGAATCTCTGCTCGGGCGAGCCGGCCAACTTTGCGGGTATTGCTGCCGTGAGCCTAGCGGACGTTGTTCTCACGGCTGGTGACGGCAATGGCGACTACGTTGTGGGAGATGGTGACACCAGCGGTCGCAAGATCACCGTAGGTCAACAGGCGAGCGTTACCGTCGACACCACGGGCACCGGTACGCACATCTCTCTTGATGATGGGTCTACCCTGCTTTACGTTACCACGACAGTGTCTCAATCTGTGACGTCTGGTAATACCGTGACAGTTCCCGCGTTTGACATTGAGATCCTTGACCCGGCCTAGAAAGGAACACCTCCTTAATGCCGATCCGTATCAATAAATTTGACGGACTGATTCCGAGACTTCAGCCAGACAAGCTGCCCGAAGAAGGTGCGCAGATAGCACACAACTGCGAGCTTACTTCGGGTGCCCTGGTGCCTGTCTCTGTGGTCAACGACCCCACCGCCAACGGTGTGTCTGGATGGATTCCGGCCACATCCACTCCAAAAGACAGTAATGTCGACGAGAATGGTCTGCTGAAAAATGAGATACCTGCTGAAGACTTGATTAGAATTGCCAAGCCAAATCCTCCAAGCAAAAAGTCGGTAGATTATGCCTGCAAACCAGCAGAATGGTTGAGTATTACTGCCTACGCTTGGAAGTCGTGGATTCACCCAACCAACGGAACCTATGAGGTAGAGAGGTATGCCGACAATCTTGAAATACTAGACACCCGATACACCGATACTGGTCTGGAGTTGGTCTGCAAAATGCATGGCTTCTGGGCCAACTTCGATATCGATATCCCTTACAGTTTTCGCGGGCCTCATTATCAATTCCACTTTTCGCAATTCAGTATTGGTGGACCAGATGAGACCATATCACATCCAAATCCAGTAACACTTGAAGATCCTGAGTTGCCCGGAGGGAACGTTCCTCTGACTATTTCGGCGCCGGGGTACGGAAGCCATATCTACGGTAGCTTCCAACCTATTGATGTGAAAGGCCCAAAGTTCGACAACGAGTTTTTGAACACAGACTTTAGCCCGACTGTCACTTATACATTTCCTGGTCAGGACGATAGGTTTGTTTCTGGAAACGAAGGCATCGTCACGTTTATTGTGAACCTGAACTACGTCCTAAGAACGAGACAGCACCTGTTCTACGTTCAGTCTATGCTAACCAGCGAAGACCCGGGAGAAGAGGGTCCGCCATCAGAAGTGAGTGAATTAATTACCGTGATGCCTGGACAGTTCCTGACGCTCAATACTCCGTTCGCCAACATCCCGGATGATGAGGTTGGCGGAGGAGGGTTGTACAACAAGAACAGACTCTATCGCAGCGCCACGGGCACTGACAACTTCCTTTTAGTCGACGACATTAATCTGGCGACAGTGTTTGAGCCGAGACCATTTCTTCAGGGCGAGATTATCCCACCATTTGGCAACTACCCCGCAGGCGTAGACAAGGATCAATTTCTGTCCGGGATAGTAGTACACCCCGCGCAATTCGCTGTCGCTTTCTTCGAGAAGACGTTGTACCTATCGGATATTTTTAGATTTTGGTCCTGGCCGGATGAGAACACCGTTCCTTTCCAAGAAGACATTGTTAGCATAGCTATCACTGGAAACACTATTCTTGTATTCACGACCAATGAAGAGGGCGGCGGCAGAGTCTTCGGTGTGTCTGGCAGTAATCCTAAAATAATGAGCAAGTATATAATTTCGAAAGCCCACCCCCTTCTGTCGCAAGCCGGACTCGCGCAACTGGGTCAGACAGCGTATTACGCCACCGACGACGGTTTAGCAGCCGCTAACGCCAACGGTGTATCTATCATAACACAGAACCACTTTACAAAGGATCAGTGGCAAGAATTTAATCCGGCTGCAATGGCGGTTAGTGTAGAAGGCAGGGTTGTGTACGCCCAGGCTCCAACGGATTTTGGAGTTAGGTTTGACCTAGACTCGTCTCTCGCGGTGACTACTTTTGGGGTGGAGAAGTCCGTCCCTGATAGATATCCGCGATTCGCTCGAAGCCTCGTAACTCCTCCCGTCACAGTCGCTGAGAAGACTACCCATTGGAAATCTCGCAGGTACCGCTTTGACCAACCCACCCTGTTCGAGTACGCCCGTATCGTGGCCGACGGAGAGGTGGACATTATTGTAACGGGTGGTGCCACAACGGCGACCTACACCATTCCGGACGACACGCCTGTTCTGCTTGGCCAGTTCGAAGCAAATGACGTGACTAAAAATACAGGCGTTGTCGGGGCGGGCGGTATCCCTCCTGAAGTAATTAACGGCAGCGCGTCTCCCCCTAGATATGCGCCACCTCCAGCGGCCTCCGACACTGACGAGGAAGGCATTACCTACATGAACCATTCGCGAGAGTGGGAGTTTGAGGTCAGGACCAACAACACCGTGCGCAGCATGGAATTTTTCGAACGTCAAGTTCGCGAAGCGGGAAGCGTCGTTCAATTGACTCCAGAAAACACCCCGGTATGGGAGTCTATCTGGCTTGAGTTTCCAGATCGAGGGCATTTCGTTGCGGGAACATGTTCTTTCGAAGGAGCAGGGACGGCTACGATCAAGTTCCACGAGAACGGCAAAGTGCTGAGGCACACAGAGGCTGTGACCAGCGGCACCGTGTTCTCTCTGCCTAAGACAATCGCCGATTCAGATCTGTGGCGCGTTGAGGTTATTACGACAGGTAAGGTAAACAGCCTTACACTGTTCGCGCAGCAAACGCAGCCCGTGGGTAAGACCCTGAGCGAATTTAAGTCCATCGTTCAGCCGTGGCTATTTAAGCGATACGAGTGTGTTGACTCCCAGACGTTCCTCAAAGGACTTACCGTAGAAGCCGGCGGAAATATCACAGTCAATCTCTACCTTAACGGTTCCGACACGGCGACAACCGTGCTGCTGACCAACGACGAGGAATACAGATTCGACGACATTAGGTGTAGCTCTCTTGAATTTGATTTCGGCGGTGACGATTACAAGGTCAATAAGGTTTTGTTCACCACAAGAATGGTCAACCAGTTGCCAAGCGGTGGCGCCATTAACATGGTCAATGCGCAGTCTTGGCGAGGCAATTTATTCTCCTTTCCTGACAGGGGCAAATTCGTCGCTGCTCAGGTAGTCGCTGATGATTATGGGATTGGCGAAAATCTCGATAACGAGTCAATAGGCAACGTCACTATGATCATCTATGCAGACGGCGTCGAAGTGTACAACGAGATAGTCCAAAACGGAAACGCCTTCGAGCTTCCTCGCACGCTGACTGAGGCCACGCTGTGGGAGATTGACGTCATCGCCAGCACTCAGGTATACAGCGTGACCCTTCTCCCAAGATCGCAGGTACAATCCGGTAAGATTATCCGTGTCGGTAGCAACGAAAACGGATTTCCTCCGTGGATTCATGCGCGATATGAGTTCGTCGGAGAAGAAGAAGTAAAGAGCATCATCGTCCGCTCAGATAGCTACCCGGTCACTATGAATACGTACATTGAAGGGGCAGACGAATCGACCAGGACAATGGTCATCGAGAATGCTCAAGAGATTCTGCTCCCGACCACCTATAGCGAATTCGATGGATTCATAGGTGAGGTCCGCGCCCACGCTGTAGATATTTCATTCGGCGCGGACAACCACTTAATCAACGAGGTTTTCCTCTTTGCGGCAGATACACAGCAGATTACTAGCGAAGGAGTTAGTCTCTCTGGATCTCACACGTGGCGAGGGTTGCGCTACAGGTTCCCTGACAAGGGATCGTTTGCGGCTTGCTCTATAGGCGCGTCAAACTATGCTGGCCTTAATCTGATACTTCGTGCTGACGGCGTAGAAGTCTTCAATAAAGCAGTAGGTAATGCGGACTACTTCCAACTGCCCCGGACGCTCCCGGAGGCGTCGCTTTGGGAAGTAGATATTGCCGACACCGAAGAGATACAAACGCTCAATCTGATTCCCCTTCAAGTTCAAGATGTCGCCGGTACCGCGCGATGGAACAAGAGAGCCAACTCCCCCCCGCCATGGTTTTGGCAGCGGGTTCGATTCTCTGAGCGGGTAAATATCAAAAGCGCAGTTGTACAGTCAAACAGTTACCCTGTTACTCTCGAGGTGTATGCGGACGGGTCAGAGACCAATTCGGTATCTGAATCCAGAACCAGGAGTACAGCTCAAGTTGTCGCAGCGACTCCGCCAATAACCACAAACAGGTCTAGTAGCGGTCGCTATTTTGTAGAGCTGGGAACACCCGAGCCGAGCACTACCTCAAATTACAATGGCGTAGTGTCCGACACAGATCTAAACAACGAAGTTCCCCTGGATATTTGGGGAACCGAGTTCGATATAGCGTTCAGCGCTGCCGACACCGACGAGGTTCGAAGCGTTACCTTGTTCGCTGACATTGAACAAGGTGTGGGCGATACAGTTACCCTTGAGCAACCAGAGTCGATCAGGCGCATTCGATACAAGATGGTGTCCCCGGGATCTTGGGGTGCGATTATCGTGAGCGCCGACTGGTATCCAGAAAGCAAGCCTATAATCATCAGCCTGACCGATAGCGACGGAATACAATACCTCCGAGGCATATCAGACGGTAGGCCGGCTTATTTTGCCCCGACCATGACCAATCACGAGAACTGGACCCTGGACATCTTTTGCGAAAACGCAGAGCAGCCTAAGATAAGAAGCGTTGCTATTATACCCAGGCAGTCTATCCCTACGGGAACCATAGTGAGGGAGCGCGTCGGGGAGATGAGACTGACCCCTTGGTCACAAAAGGTCTACGAGCTGGATGGTGGCCACCAGATAGCAAACGTCCGCGTTGACTCAACGTCAGAGACGCTCACGATGCGCTTTTATCTGGACGGGTCCACCACGCCGACCGATGTAAAGATCACGTCCGGCAAAGAGATGAGGATTAACCTCCCTCGATGCGAGTCTTTCAAGTTTGACTTTGGGCCAGATACGGGAGATTACCGTTCTGATGGTCGAGGCTCGAACGACACTGTCAACGAGGTCTTAATTCAAATGGTGCGGCCAATTCAAATGCCGGCCAATGGTGCAGTAATAATCAAGCGTGACGACATTCCATACACGTGGTCGAGTACCAGGATAACGGCAGCACGACCTACGGCCTTCTCGTGTGCGCGGGTGTTGGCCGACTACAGCGGCGGCGCCACGATCAATCTTGAGTTCTTCGTGAACGGAACAAGGATCACTAATGTAGTTATCTCGAGCGATGACGCCATCCGCTTGCCGCAGATGCGCCCAGAGCGCGAATGGGAATTGGCTGTCACCACGTCTAAGCCGGACATGGATATCGTCGAGCTTGGCGTTGCCACCAGCATGGGGGTACTGCAACGTGCGTGAGGAGAGAAATAATGGTTGACATAATCAGATCGCGCCACAGGTCGCAGATCCAAGGCATGACCATGCCGAACGAAGTACAAGACCCCGCTGCCCAGAAGACCATTCGAGAACTGCAGGAGATTGTCGAGGTGCTAAGGGCGCAGATTGATGTGTTGACAGCGCCCAGGCAGGACGGCATCGGAGGCAGGACGGAAGAGATACCCCCCGATCTGGTTGTGGAAGGTGCTGCGCGGGCGCCAACAACAGAGGAGGAAGAAGTTTCTGGTGTTGTGAGGGGGGACTCCGCAACAGTTCTAAGGGGCGGTGGAGAATCTGACGGAGGTAGCGGAGAGGCTTTGGCCAGAGCTAGTCATGCTCACGGAATTAAAACAATACAAGACGAAGGGGATAATCCCGGTCAACTTGTATACGATTCTACTGACGATCTCACCGTGCTGTCTGGGGAGGATCGAATATCTTTAATTTTCTTATCATAAAGAGGGCAGGCATAGATGGCTTGGTTTAACAACGGAAATTATGACGGGGTCAGGATAGACAATCTGACGACAATTCTAGCGGAATTCTGCTGGGCCATTAATGAGAGAGAAGATCTCTTCGGGGACTTGTTCCCCACAACATGGCCCATTGCGGGCAAGCGTTTCCCGGTGGCTTCCGATTTCTCCGGCATGAGGAGAGATACAGATTTAAGATTGCTGATAGCCACGATCAGGCAAAATATGAAGTCTAGGCACACCAGTATAGATGCAATACACACAAAAGGAGCAACAGACGAGACCGAGTTTTCAGGCATAGCTCTGGGATCAACCCGCGTCTTGTCGGAGGGTTCTTATGGAGACACTTGGCTACCGCTGACATACCAAACAGACTATAGAATATACGACCAAATAAAGGAAGCTCTAGATATAATCGTGTATTATAAAACTGACACGATACCCAGGTCTTTAATAAGCCAGGTAGATGAAAGGCGTGTCGCTCACGCATTAGGTGTGAACGGAGACACCACGAATGCAGAGGTACTTCAGGCGTGGAACTCCGCTTATAATGCCCTGGGAACGTTGGCAGGAGTGTTATCGGAAGCGCACCTCACAATGACTTATGGGAGAGACATCTCAAACTTATTTATGAGGGCAGACAAAGCCGTGGTACTTACATCTGACGGGACGCGAGTTTTCGACCTAAGTTCGCATCCCGGAATCTTTACTAAGGGCCAGATTGGTCTAGAAGCAAAGTTTTCTTCTAACGACTCGTCCCCAGATCGCTCATTGGATGCTGAAATTACTTTCGCATCCTCTGCCGGAGATGTGTCTATAGGGCCTGCGCCCGACGACGTAACCGAGAACGAGGTATACCCTTTTACCTACAACGTTGGAGGGACTATGCCAATACCTCAAGTCAGTATGGCACTTCCGGGCAGTGTGCCGTTTCCGAACTCAGCGTTTTTCCCAGACCAAGTTTTTAGGGGGTTTGAAGTGTCTGGATATCTGAAACGTTCTGACCAATTTGTTATGGCCGACATCTCAGGAGATCTCACATTTGGATAATTTGCAATACAACACCCATTTGGTGTAAAATACAAGAAAATTACGAAAGGAAATAAAATGGCACTATTCGGACAAAGATTCAGAGGGCTTGAAGCAAGGCGAGAGCTGCGAGAAGCCGCTGGCGCAGGTGGTCAGCTCACTCGAATAGCGCCTGTTGTTGCACCTCCACAACCTGGTCAATTCCAGGCGACACGTAACCGAGGTATCCAGGCCAAGAGGCGCCAGACGATCCTCGACTTCCAGATTCGCCGGCAGCGTGATATGGACGAGACGAACCGCATCCGGCAGACCGCCCAGGATGCCCTCTCTGAGGAACGACTTCGCTTTGGTCGGAACCAGGCACGACTGAAGGGCGCAACTGGACTCATTGCCCAGGGCTTCACCCCTGAATCGGCACAGCAGTTCACGGACTCTGCGTTACTCGACCCGACGACTCCGGGCGGACTGCAGGGCGAAAATGGCTTCGCCAGCAATGGACAGGCGAGGGGACTGACGCTTCGCCCAGAGGTTGTTCAAGAGAGGGAATTCGAAAGACGATCTCAAGAACAGAAGTTTGCTCTCGGAGAAGCACAGCTCGAGCGAGAAGGGAGACGCATAACCCAAGAGGAAGCGACACAAGATCTAAAGGAGAGAGAATTTGCGCTCGACGAGCGCAGGGTGGCCGCCACTGAAGCCAGGGGGATTAAAACGCCCAAGGCAATAATCCCCTCGCCTGACGCGACCATCGGGTTCTTGAATACCAGCGGTATAAACACTATTGGATCTGGAGATGAAGTTATTAACGCCAAGGGCATTGTCACCAAACCGGCAACTGGCGCCCTTATCGACAGCACTGGAGAAATAACTCCGCTAGGATTGTCGGTTCATGGCATGACAGAAGTGATTGCTAAACAGAATCCACAGCTATCTGCCCAGGACGCAGCCTTTACCGCCGCATCACTCGCGGGCATTCAGCCTTTGATCGGCGGACCCCCCGCCGCACAAGGCCCAGTTTCTCCTGCCGCGCGACGAGGTCTCAATGTCGATGTGATTGATACCCGCGAAGCTACCCCGCCTTCGTCCGCATCCGGGATTGGCATAACCGAGTTTGCCGTAGGCGGCAAGGGGGACGTAGAGCCGGTGGTTTCAGAAGTCCCAGAGATCACAACGCCGGCCCAAAAGCCAGCCGCAGAGGTCAAGGCGTCCAAGAGGCCTAAGCGACGTCTCGGCAAACTTGGCGGCGCGCAGAGGGAAGTAGAAAAGAAACTCAAGCGCGTACTGACCAGGGATGAGCGCAGCGACTTGGGTAAACTTCTCGAACAGGGAGTTACAGTGGAAGACATTCTGGAAACACTATAGGAGTCTTAGATGGCTACCATCTTTACAGGTTTATTGAAAGAAACAGAAGGCAGAGTCTCTACCGAACAACAGGCGCCGCCCGTTCAAGAGGGGGGCATCTTCTCCGATCTCTTGCGCAGAGGCGAAGAGCCGGTACCGCAGCCGGTCGCCCCCGCACCAGCCGAAGCCCCTGCGCCGGCCACGGGCCCCGCGCAATTCACTACTATAGATGTCGAGGGACCAACTGACGATACACTCCAACCTCCAACAGCCAAACCTCTTGTCGTGGGCGACCCGAAGGTAGTCAAACAAGATACCCTGAATCGCCTCAGAAGTACCGAAGCCAACCAACACACCCTCGACTTTCTCAACGAGAAGATGGGTGACTGGGAGAAGCTATCTGGACCGAATTTGAAATCAGCGGTTGATTCATTCCGAGAAAAAGCGCAGTTACCCAAGGCGACTCTATCGGACTTAGCCATTTTCAAAGAAAAGAAGTTTTTCAACGTAGACTTTACTGAAGCCCTCGATGTGTTTGGGGCTAAGACTTTCATCAAGCTTGGCAAGCAAGGACTTACTCTCTACCGATCCCTCAACGGCGCCACTGATGACGCAACATATCGTGACGTGCTAGACATACAGAATGAAATGTTCGATAGATCTCTGCCTGGCAGTACGGGGTTTCACGTGGGATCTGGTATTGCGCAGACTATACCATTTATTGCAGAACTTGCCGCGACCGGACCTGTTGTATCTGGCGGCAGAAAGGTGGCTCAGGAAGGCATAGAAAAAGCTGCCAAGGTCGGTATTAGGAAAGCCTATAGAGGAGCAGTTGGCACGGCGGCAGCCAGTCTAACATGGAAGCAGTTTCCAGCCAAAACCATCAACGCTGCTTCACGTATCGCAAAACGAGAATTGTTGCGTACTCCCTTTCTTCTCCCGAAATATGCAGCCAAAGCTGCGCTCGACGCCGTACAGGCAGCGGACATCCGCGATGAATACAATCTGAATTCAGATGAACACCAACTCACTGTAGTCAACTTCGACGCCAAAGAATTTAAGACAGACATCGCAAAGGGTTTTATTCGCAACACAATCCAGGGCATGATGGAGCGTGGTACCGAGGGTATTGGAGAGTTTCTGCCTGGAGCATCTCGCTTCGTACTTAGCAGGCCGTCTGTGCGCGCTCTTCTTAGTGGCGTAGATAAGTTATCTGTCGGCCAAATAAAGAGAGTGTATAAGGGCATGCTTTCTTTTGCAGCCAAAGCAGCAGCGGGCGATAAGGGTAAATTTCTACAGCAAGCATTAAGAATCAAAGCCGGATTTACCGCGTCTCCTGGTGTGTCTGAATTTACCAAGAATTCTCTATGGAACGGATTCGCCGGTGAGTTTGCGGAGGAAACAATACAGCATACCGCAGAATGGCTTTCCTCAGAACTCGGTCTGGCCACAGGCCTAGATGTGTTTGATTTGGGAGTTCGTTCCCCCTTTATGAGCAGAGAAGAAATGAAGATCACCGCCCTGGTTCTCGCGGCTACAGGCGGCGGATTTACAGGACTCCGGGGCGCAGCTAACCTTAAGAGAATAGCACAGCAAGATTCAGCCCTCGGAAAGGAAATGAAAGAACAGTTCGGAGATTCTGTTAAAGCTTCAGACACGCAGATAAGGGCATTGTCTGCCGACATACGTAACAGTGACGACGTAGAAGAATCTCGAGAAAAAGTAGCCGAATTTGTTGATGAAAGGAAGAGTAAGCAGACCGAAGACATCAGCAAAATTGCGCAATTGTTTGCAGACAACGGCGTTGCAGTAACTGCTGACGAAGCTGAGCGCATCTTAGATGAACGTAATGAGGCCGCCCCAGATCCCGATGCGGTCATGGCGTCACTGACTGGAAACATGCTCGGCAAACGAATGGAGCAGGGACTGTTTGTAAACGACCTTATTCAAAAGGGCGTAGACCCAGACAAGGCTATTGAGATTGCCAGATCGCCCACCGTTGAAGAGCGCGATGAAACAGCGAGCTTGGCGGTGAAGGACGCAGAAGATAGGCTCGACCGCGAACAGAAAGATCTAGTTAATCCCACAACGGAGATTGATCAGAAGACCAGGATAGAAGCCGACATAGAGGTGTGGCATAACAAAGAAGACCAAGCTATCGAGGAAGAAGAACAAGAAGAACTCAGGGGATTTGACGAGTTCGCGCTAGGAGTTGTAAATGAAAAAGACCAGGAAAGAACGCAGGCGCAAGCGCAGGAAGGCCGCGTTGCGCCGTTAGATCTCTCTCTTTCCACGTCTCCAAGAGACACAGTCAAGGGATTGACTAGTGCGAATGTTGAGGCGATAGCCAAGAGGGTTGTGTCTAAACAGGCAGTGCCGCCCAACAACTTGATAGTTGTGGACACCATAGATCAACTGCCTCCAGCCGCGCGAGAATTTGCGCAAGAACGGGCGGAAGAAGGACTCAGGGTTAGAGCTATGTACCAGACCGATACAGATAGCGTGTATTTAGTTTCGAGCAATCTAAGAGACCCGGACGAAGTATCTTTTGTTGCCACTCACGAGTTAGTGGGACATCGAGGCATCGATGCTGTTCTTGGTAAAGAAGTGGAGCCGTTTTTCAAGGATCTGTTACTCGCTCGCAGAAAAGACATTAAGGAGTACGCCGACGAGCGAAATATTCCATTAAACACCCCATCTGGGAGACGTCTAGCCGCGCGAGAGTGGATGGCCGACAGTGTCGCGCTTGGTCACTTCGACAAGGCAAAGGTTTGGTGGAAACGATTAATCGCTATGTTTAAGAAAGCACTCGCTAAGATATCTGGCGCCAGATTCACTAATGAACAGCTCGCCGACATAGTATCTGCGGCAATGTTCGCACGTCCAGCTACGGCAACTGCCGGCCTTGCCTTCTCTACATCTGAGGATAAGGGTGTAGCCGAGAAAGCTATCCTCAAGAGAATTGACAAACTGCTCAACGAGATAGACCCAACCTTTGGTGAAGCAGCCAAGATCACTCGCCCCGTTGTGGTCGACATCGAACGCCTCAAGGCCAAGAGGAAAGAGACTAAGGCGAAGCAGCGGGCGGTGAAGGCGGAGAAAAAGGCTGCGCTCAAGAGCGTCAAGAGAAAGCACAAAAAGATCACAGGCGAAGTACCGGAAGCGAAGACGCCTGCCGGAGTAGTGAGCGAGGCGTTTAGAAAAGGCACCAAAGATCAGAAGACCAGGGATAAACAAATCGAACGCTTCAAGAAAGAACACAAGAAACTGACAGGCAAACCAACCGAGGCGAAGACTATACCTAGTGTTATGCGCTCCACCTTTAACGAGGGCAAGAAAGCCGGTAGAGAGCTGCAATTCGTGAAGGGAGTCAACGCCGCAATCGACCAGGCGCTGAAAGAGATACAGGCCATCAATGCAGGCAGACCAGATAATCTGCGCACCTCTATGGATGAGTTCGATTTCATGATTACCCATCTGGAAGAAATCCTTGATGGCCCAGGAACGGAAAAAGAAAAGACCAAGAAGGCTCGGGCCGACATGAACGAATGGATCGGCGAAGAGAACAGGCTCGCCATACGTCGTGCGACTCGCGGCGACATTGCTAAGTCTCTCGTCCATGCACGAAAGCGCCTGAACACACTTGAGAATCGATACTGGAAAGCCGATCTTCGTAGGTGGTTGACCAAGACGGTACCAGAGAAGATGTTTAACGGCTCAGCAGAAAACGGTACTGACTTTGGGGACCAGGCGAAGAAACTGATAAGAGATTACAAGGGTATTCAAGGCACGCTCAGCAGACTGCGCGAAGAGAAAAACAATCGCCGTCGCCTGGTTAAAAACAAAGCCCCGCATGCCGAAGTGGAAGCCTCAGAAAAGAAGATAGCAGAACTGAAAAACGATGTCGAAGCAAGACTTGAAAAGGCTAACTGGAAAGACAACAGAACTCTCGCGCTTGAACTTTCCGCTCTTTTCAAAATGTCGACCCTAATGCAGCAGAAGTTGTCAGACAAAAATAAGACGCAGAAAGGGGACGCCGCAGGACAGCTCAATAAAGATCTGACCTCTACGTTGCCCGTGCTTAAAAAGTCAATCAATGAAACGCAGAAGACGCGAGGGTGGTTTCAAAGCCTTTTTGGCGATGGTCGAGGCGACGAGAATACCATGGCCTTGGTTATGGGCGGCGGGAAAATAGACACTGTCGGCTATAGCGTTTTCTACGAATCACTCCGGAGGGCAAACATTGATTCCTTGACTTCGGTGGCTGATATCCATAGGGATTTTCAGGATCTGCTTAAAGACAACAATGTCACTAACAAGCAGATGGGTTTGTGGATCGTCAAACTCAAAAAGCACAATATTGATGGTCGCGTTCTCGAATTCACGGACGCAGAAATAATGGAGCTATATGCCCTGATGCTTGACCCGCAGGCGCGGCTGCACCTTCGATCTTATGGCTTTAAGGCTGAGCGTAAAAGAATTCAAAACGAACCCGGCGTTGATAAGTTTGGATTCGAAGACATCGGACCCTTAATAAACACCCTGTCTTCTTCACAAAAGAAGATCGTCGAAGAGATGCGTTCGCTGAAGAATGCTCTTGTCCCGGAGGCAAACCTGGCTTCCTTGAGTGTTTTTGGAAGGGAAAGGTTCTTCAATGAAGACCATTGGGTGATGACTCCTGATACCTCTGACACCCCACCGCAGAAGTCTGAAGACTTTCGGGGCAAGGACTACAACCAGGTCGCGTCGTTAATGAATCCCAATTTTACCAAGAACAGAGTTCCGCATAAGCACGTACTTATGCTTGGCGATGTTTTCGATAGGTTCCAAAAGCAGGTGTACGACATGGCCACTTGGACTCATATGCTGGTACCCGGATCGGATGCAATATCTTTACTTAATGATCCTAAAGTAAAAGAAACCATGGCTAAGACACTAGGTACGAAGTTCGCACAGAACATGGTGGATAACGTCCTCGCACTCGCCGGTGTTACCAAACATTCGGACAAGTGGACCGATATAGATAAGTTCCTTCAGGCTATCCAGCGCCGTACCTCTCCGGCCATTCTGGGGTCAAGGCTTAGCACCGTACTTATGAACAGGGGGCCGGGTAGCGTGTTACTCGCGAACGAACTGCGCAAATTGGGTATATCTACATTTGCTACGGGTAAGCTGGCGATACCTACTAGATTTTTCGCCGACAAAAAGAACGAAGCCATTCGACAGAAGTTGCTCAAGCAAGGCTATTTCTACCATCGCTGGGTAATGGATGAACTTCGCGTTATGTCCAACTTACCGGTAGATGTAAAGGCCAGTAAATCTTTAGCACAACTCGCAATGCGACGCTGGCAGAGCAAGGCCCTACAAGGTATGTCTATCGCAGAACAGAGGAATGCAGTAGCCGCCTATAAACTCTTGAAGGATCAAGGAAGAAGTGAAGTCGAAACGATTGACATCCTTGACGAGATTATTCGCAAGACTCAAGACCCAGCCACAGCCCTCGAGGAGACCGTGCAGTATCGCACTCTCAAGAGTACAGGCTTCGGCATCTTCTTGCCGTTCTTTGGTCAACCTTCTGTCGCTGCTAATATTTGGTACAAGGACTGGCTAAAATGGAAGTACAACAAGACCCCGGAGAATGCCAAGAACCTGATGGGCACAGCACTAACGGCTGTCGCTAATGGTTTTGCATCTTCCCTTATCCGGAAGGGATTCAGGATGGCCAGAACCGGCGCGGCATCAGTGCTTATAGTTAAGCTCGCTGCGGCTCTTGGTTCTAAATGGAAGCCTGACCCAGATGATGTCAAGGAACTAGAGAAAGAAAACACATTCCTAGATTGGTATGCCGGGTTCGGCGATTATGACGTTATGAATTTCCTTTCTGAATTTCCGTCGTCTTTCGTCCCCTGGGCGGGGAAGTTATCTCGCGTTATCCTGGGGGCCGCAAAAAAAATCAATGATGTGGAATGGTCAGACAAGAGCGTAGGAGAAGCTGCGGTTGAAGGCACGGAGGCATTTGCGGAAGTACTGTTTGGATTCTCCGAGGAAATTCACGAATCTCTTGTTGGCAGCACAATAAACAAACTCGGGTTTGGCGCAAAAGATCTGGCGAAAGGATTATCCAATGCCGACCACGGTCAAACGTTACGCGGTGTTTTTGAGTTGGTCGAAGGTAGTAGCAATATCGTTGGCGCTCCCCTGGGTGGCGTTATCCAGAAGATTGAATCTGGTCTCGGTCTAATTGGTGCGCCCGCCAGGAAGAAAGCTAAAGTGAACGCAGCTAAAAGAACGAGGAGAAAAACTAGAGGTAGAGGCAGAGTGCGAAGCAGAACAAGGAGATAACAAACAATGCCATTCACAAACAAACTAGTAGTAACCCCATTGGGTGACGGTAAGCGATGGAGGCTAATGCAGCCCTTAAGGTATCGATACGACGAATTAGGTATCGTCATCACAGTGCCCGCCGGCTTCGTCACGGACTTTGCGTCTGTACCGCGCGGCCTCTGGAACATAGTGCCCCGCTGGGGGCGTCACGGGGAGGCAGCAGTATTGCACGACTATCTGTATGATATTGGTGTTTATACACGTAAAGAGTGCGACAAGATATTCCTAGTAGCCATGAAGGAGTGCCGCGCGAAGAAGGCACGCATCATCTGGGCTGGTGTTCGCATGGGCGGCTGGCTCGCGTGGCGGAACCACAGGAAGAAAGATGCGCTGTAGAGTGGGCTGCGCCCCTCTAAAAGTTTTTTGAGAAAGTACTTGACAAACGGATCGTTTTCGTGTACACTTAGGTCAAGTTGAGGGGAGAACGGGTAAGACACCCATCAACAAGTTGAAAATAGAATTTGTGCCCCGCACGGGAAAGCACCCAAAAGGAGAAGACCAATGCCTAATGTTTGACGCGAGACTACTCGCCAAGAGCAATGACTACAGTTGAACAATCGTAGGAGGCATGGATTACTTTTGCTGGCTAACCAAACTTACAGTGATGGCGTCTCACTAAAAATATCGCCACCTCCTATGTCGAGCGGAAGGGCGGGCATCCTTAAAGGGCGCCGCCCTTCCGCGAATGCAATCATAAAATTTGAATGAACAGTTTTAAGGAGGAGATGCAGGTTCGAGTCCTGCCGACGCCCCCTCAGGGCGACGTAGCTCAACTGGTAGGTAGAGCACCTCCCTGTTTTAGGGAGGAGATCGCGTGGTTCGAATCCGGCTACACCCGTCAGGGGTGTATATAGAAGTGGTCATCTCGCCTCCCGTGTTTGCGCCCGTCTCTCGATAAAAATACTGAAACCGTATTGCTTCGCATAGGCCTTTGAAGCCGCTAGGCGGGCGCCCCTGAAATTTGAATAAGCTTTAGGGAGGAGGTCGTGGGTTCAAATCCCGCCACGCCCCCATACGTGTAGCTCAGCGGATAGAGCACCTCCCATATTTTTATTCCTCGCACCGCATCGAAACTTGATGCGTTCGCCGCCAAAGTAGACGTCTGTTCGTCGAGAAGGGGTGCGAGGATTAAGAATATTTGACCATTATCCGCCCTACCCGCTGGTCTACGGGGCTAAAACGCTTTAGTCGGGATGACTTCCTGTGGGGTGGACCTAAAATTTGAATAATCTTTACTGGTCACCCACGTACGCGAATTGGCATAGCGAGCCTGATTAAGAGTCGTGGTGTTTGCGGGTTCGAGTCCCGTCGTCGGGTACCAGTTTAGTCATTGCATACGGAGGATGGCATCCCTCGAAAAGCGCGGATAATTGCCCCCACAGAGGACACTAAAACAGGCGCCCGCGATGGCGTGGCTCACCAATTAACGAGCCAGCTTTGATACATAACATTTGAATAGTTTTCAAGTCCCGGAGGAGCTACACCAGTGCGCACTCCTGAGTTTGCTGGAAATTCTAACCTAGCACAAGGCCACGCCTTGATGGTTACCGGGATGTCAAATTCTGTGAGCTATGGTGAACATGATGCTCATCGCACCGGAAAGCCATTAGACTGATGCGGCCAAGTGGTTTGGTAAGTCGGATACGAGGACGCCTGGAATTGGACAACCACGGAACGGCGTGACAGCCCGGAGAGACGGGCATTATACAACATAGGCGGTACAACAGAAGGAGCAAACAGATGCACGAAGCATTCGAAACGGACTGCGGTATTCATGTCAAGAGTTGGTGCCCCAATATCGAGGCGGGCGCACTCGACCAGATCTATAATTTAGCTCGTCTCCCCTTCGCCTTCCACCATATCGCAATCATGCCGGACTGCCACATGGGCTACGGTATGCCTATCGGTGGTGTGTTAGCGACCGACCAAAACGTCGTTATACCCAACGCTGTAGGGGTTGATATTGGATGTGGCGTCTATGCCTTCAGGACCGTGCTGACGGCTGACGACCTAACCTATGAGCGTCTTGAGCAAATAATCGACATCATCCGCAGCACGGTACCGGTTGGCTGTAAAAAGCACGCCAGGACGCCATATACATACAGGCAACTCCCTAATGATTGGCTGTGTCCTATTGCGGGTAAGCACAAAAAGAACGCCACCCAACAGCTTGGCACCTTAGGAGGAGGCAACCATTTCATTGAGATACAAAAAGACGGGGAGGGGTGGGTCTGGGTGATGATTCACTCAGGGAGCCGCAATGTCGGCAAGCAGATTGCTGACTACTATAACAAGGTAGCTAAAGAGCTGAACGCCGCCTGGTTTTCGGATACGCAAGACGACCTGGCGTTTCTGGCAGATATTATGCCGGGAGAGCATTATATACACGGAGTTTCTCACGCGACGTATATCCGAGAGATGAACTGGTGTGTCAGGTATGCCCAGATCAATCGCTTTGAGATGGGGTGCAAGGTGAGGGCAGCGCTTGCTAATGTGTTTCACAACCGTAGGGCGGAGGGGTGGAAACACTTTCCTGTCACGTCTATGAACCCTAGCCAGAAGGAAAACATCGACATCGCCCACAACTACGCGGCCCTTGAGAACCACTTTGGCAAGAACGTGATGGTTCACCGCAAGGGCGCGACGAGGGCACGTGCTGGTGAGCTGGGTATCATCCCGGGCTCCCAAGGTACGAAGAGCTACATTGTCAAGGGACTCGGCAATCCAAACAGCTTCATGTCATGCTCGCATGGGGCCGGACGGAGGATGAGCCGCAAGAAAGCGAAAGAGACATTAGACCTTGCCGATCAACAGGCGATTATGGAGGGCATCAAGCACACCATGACGAATGCTAACGACCTCGACGAAGCCCCGGGAGCTTACAAAGACATCGACGAGGTTATGGCTCAGCAAAGCGACCTCGTCGAGATCGTCACTGAGTTGACACCGATTGCGGTGATAAAGGGGTAGCGAAAGCTGCACCAAAGGAGCAAAGACGAATGTCTGAGAAACCCCCAGAAAAACTCACTGTCAGTATGATACGCTGTAACGCCGGCTGTCCGCGTAAGGCATGCCTCGCGTATCGTTGCAAGATTAGAATGGTCGACCCACCATCGCCGCTCAGGATTGGTACGGGTGTACATTACGGTTTGGACTTGATGGCGAAAAGTTCTCTTTTGGCTGGAGACAAAGCCAAAGACCCCACCTATAAGATGCTTACCATTAATGAAATTATCGGTGCCGTCCGCGAAGGCTGGTTCTCCTGCGAACCGAAGACAGAACGCGGAAAGAAGATGTACTTCTATGATATTGAGATGGTCGAGGCTCTCCTGCGCGGCTATTGGAACAGGTGGTCCGGGGCGCCAGTCAAACCAATCCACTCTGAGTTAGCATTTAAGGTTCCTCTCGTCAACCCGGGTACAGGTAGAGGAAGCCGCACCTTCGAACTCGAAGGCGTTATTGACAAAGTCATTAACATACCAGACTATGGTATTTGCATCGGTGAGCACAAGACCACTGTCGACGAGATTGGTCCTGGCGCAGACTATTGGAAAGGCCTCGCCATTGATCTGCAGGTGACGGCATACCTAACCGCTGCCCAGGCAATGGGTATCGATGTCAAGTCTTGCCTCTACGACGTCCTTCGCAAGCCCGGGATAAGGCCGAAGGAAGTCAACCACCTTCACCCAGAAGATAAGCTGCCGCAAGTGATGACTCCGTCGGGCGAAAGACTCATCAAGAAAAATGGCGAGCCCTACAAGACCAAGCCAAAAGACAGGCCTGACTCGTTTATTTTGAGGCGTCCCGAGACCCCTAAGGAGTTCGGTGCCAGACTCAAAGCGATCCTCACAGAGAATCCCAAAGAGTATTTCCGGCGCGAACAGGTGCAGCGCATAGGCAACGACCTCGAGGACGGCCAACAGGATCTTTGGGACTGGGGCCAGGCGCTGCGAGAAAGCATTAAGAACAACCGTTGGCCACGCAATGATAAACATTGCAAGTCGCCCGGAATGACGTGTCAGTTCAGAGCCCTGTGTACGGCAGGGTTTAACCCGATGAGGGATGGGCTTGAGGACTTGCCAGAAGAGTTCCATGTCATTGAGACAGCTCATCCCGAACTAACAGAGAAAGAGGAGGTATAAGAGTTATGACAGGTAGTCCATTTGGCAATGCAGCAGAGGAAGCACCCAAGAAGCCCCTGGCTTTTGGCAAAGCAACCAAGAAGACGAAGACGCCGTTTCGAATGCTATTAGCGGCGGTGGAGGGATTTGGCAAGACAACTATGGGGGCGTTTGCCCCTAATGCTGCCATCCTTATGAGCAAACGCGAGACCGGATACACCGTGTTGCGTGAGCACAACAGGGTGCCGGAAGTGATGACCCTTCTGAATGAGGACGGTACCCCTCGCCCGGTCTCCGATTGGAACGAATATATCGAAACACTCAAATGGATGCGCGACGGTGGCGCCGAAGGCATTGAGAATCTCAGCATCGACTCAATTGGCGATTTCGCACACATGAACAACGAGAAGGTGTGTCGAGATGAGTACAACGGCGACTGGGGCAAGTCTGGCTTCATGTCTTACATGCAGGGATACTCTGCGGCCATCCCTTCGTGGATTGAATCCCTGGCTCTGCTCGACCAAATCCAAGCGAAGTGGGGTACGAACGTGATCTTCCTGGGTCACGTCATCATTAAACCCTACAAGAATCCGACAGGGGCCGACTTCGACAGGTTCCAGATCGATATGCACGAGAAGGTGTGGGGTCCGACACGAAAATGGCTCGACGCCATCTTTAACGGGCAGTATGTGTCCGTTCTGGTTACTGACGACGGTAAAGACAAGGGCCGAAAGAAAGGTATCGGCGGTACGGACCGGGTGGTATACACTGAGCGGCGCGATGCCTACGATGCAAAGAACCGGTTCGGCCTTCCCGAGGCAATTGACATCCCCGACAATCCTACCAAGGTGTGGTCGACCATTGCGGATGCTATCGAGTATGCAAAAGAGAACTGCGTACTGGTGCCGAATGACCTTTGGCCTGGCGGGTACGATATCAAGGACAAGTCTGAAGTAGACAAGAAATAACTTGGGTGCTCATCACCCCACAAACGCGCAATGCGCAAAGGAGCAATACACAATGAGTGAAGACAAAGGAAATGACCTGATTCCAGAGGGTGCCTACAAGGGCACACTGGAGAGTATCGAGGCCGGCAAAGGCGAAGAGGTGGATGGTAAAAAGAAGGCCTCTTTTGTCAAGCTTGTATGGAATATCACGCACTCTAAGAAGGGCGAGGTATGGGAGGAGCGAGACAATATCAAGGAGAAGTTCCTTCGCACCATGTACCTTTATCTCAGCGAGAAGGCCCGCAAGTATACGGCTGACAAGTTGGAGATGATCGGCTTTGCACCGCCCATTTCTACCCCGACGTTTGACGCTGAGAAAGCAACAGGCGTCGAACTTATCTGCCGACACTCGACCTACCAAGGCAAGACAAGCGACAAGTGGGATTTTGCGCAGTGGGGTGGTGGAGAAGTCACTCCGATTGACGCGAACGTAGGGCGAGAGTTTGACTCCTACTTCAAGGCAACCCACGGAGCATAATTATGACGTCCAGGGAACAATATGAGAAGATGAGTTCCTGGCTGGCAGGGGTGGAGATCGAGGATCTCCCCCCCTGCCCATTTGTTTTGAACAAACAAGTGAAGGTGATTTGCCCCGAGCCATTTCTCAAGCAGCTAAAACATGACTGTAGGAAATTCGACGCCCCTCGAGTCTTAACGGGCGCATGGCAATCAGACATCAGATCCCTATATAGGAGTATGGTAACTCATGGAACTGCGCAAGTATCAGAAGGAAGCGATGGAGGCAATCCGAACTGGCTGGTCACAATTCCGGCGTCAGCTCTTGGTTCTTCCAACCGGAACTGGGAAGACAATAGTTTTTTCACATCTGGCGAAGCAAGAAGCGGAGGCCGGAAAAAGAGTAATGGTTCTTGCCCATCGTTCGGAACTGCTCGAACAAGCGCAAAACCAACTCCTTCAAGCAGCGGGCCTCCACAGTTCACTGGAAAAAGCAAGCAGCCAAGCACACGACAGCCTGCTGCCAGTAATAGTGGCAAGCGTTCAAACCCTTTCAGATAAGAGGCTACAGCGATGGGATCCCAACACAATAGATCTAATCATAATCGACGAAGCGCACCACTGCCTGGCCGACTCATACCAGAGAATACTAGACCACTTCGGAAACTCACGGGTGCTGGGGGTTACGGCCACACCTGACAGGGGCGACAAGAAAGCGCTCGCTGATATCTTCGAGAACATAGCTTATGAATACCCATTCAGGACGGCCATTAAAGAAGAGTTTTTGTGTCCTATATCGGCCAGGCTACTCCCCATATCGGTTGATCTGGGTAACGTCAGGGTCACAGCCGGCGACTATAATCCAAAAGATATTGATGTGGGTATCCGTCCCCACCTCGAAGCTGTGGCGGATGCTGTGGCGGAGCACGGGTGGAAGCGTAAGTCCTTAATCTTCCTGCCGCTCATAGCGACGTCGGAGCTATTCACTAGGCTGCTATGCGACAGGGGTATTGGCGCCCTGCACATCGACGGCAAGTCGAAAGACAGGGCGGAGATTTTGGAATGGTTCCACCGAATGGATGGTGGATCCGCCCTCTGCAACTCCTCCCTCCTCCTCGAGGGCTACGACCAGCCGGACATCGACTGCATAGTCTGTCTCCGCCCGACCAAGGTACGAAGTCTATACGCCCAGATAGTTGGTCGAGGGACACGGATTTCGCCCGGTAAAGAAAACCTTTTGATTTTGGATTTCCTCTGGCAGACCACCAGGCACGACCTATGCGTGCCGGCGTCCTTGGTCGCCAAGGATATCAAAGAAGCCCAAGAGATCATGGAGAAGTTTACTGTCGAGGATGGCGAAGTAGACCTCCTGGACGCCGAGAGAGATGCCAAGGCAGATAGAGAACAGGCGCTCGCTAAAGCCCTGGCAGCCTCTGAGAGAAGGAAAAAGAGGGTTATTAATCCGCTCGAGTGGAGTCTGTGCCTACACGACGACGCGCTTATGGAATACGTGCCGCTGATGGCCTGGGAAAAAGCCCCGGCGTCAGAGAAGCAGCTTAGCGCTATCAGAAAGTTTGGCATCGACGCGACCATGGTTACGTGCAAAGGGCACGCCTCTATGATAATCGATAGGTTGTTCGCTCGAGCGAAACAGAAACTCGCGACAGTTAAACAGGTGATATTTCTTCGCAAACTAGGCGTGGATGGTTCCCTCTTGACAATGAAGGAAGCTTCTGTTAGAATAGACGAAGTGATAAACAAACCAAAGCCACCGCCGACGTTTGGCGGGGCGACGTAGGAGGTAAGAGGGATGATGACCGTAACAGTTTGTTACTGTACTACAAAAGGTCTGACCACAATACTACAACACACCAAAGAAGCAGAACATGTTCACTGTACTCGCTGCGATTGCTGGGTAAAAACGCATAAGGGGTATTTAGGCACAACCCACACTCATGGTCGCGGCCAGTGGACACATAATGGACAACTTGGAGGAGATTATTGAATAAAAAAATCTTGACACAATACGAGGCAACTAAAGCGCGTAGCGCATAAAGGGAGAACGTTGATGAAATGTGCAGACTGCAAAAAAGAACTTAACAAAGATCCCGTTTGTCTATTAAAGGGGTCCACAACGGTGGACCATGAGAATGGTATATGCGAAGAGCATAATTTTTCAAGTCTAATCTGTATGGATTGTAGAAAAATATTCCTTGATGGAATGAAGGAATTATCTAATGACTGATATTATTCAGTCCACTACCCCCAACTTCACAGTAGAGAGAAAGTCTAAGTGTATTGTAGTGTCGCAACCGCTCGAGGTCGGAGAGGTTCAGCACTATCTTGTGCGGGCTGATGCTCATCATGACTCGCCATACGCTAACGTCAAGCTTGAGAAGGAACTCCTCGACGAAGCGCTCGAGCGAAAGGCACTCATCTTCGACGTGGGGGATTGCTTCGACGCAATGCAGGGAACAAACGACAGGCGCAGCAGTAACAAGGGCAAGATCAAGGCGCTGCAGGACAGAGATGACTATTGGAATGCCTTGGTCGAAAACGCGGCAGAATTCTATAGACCATACGCCAAGAACTGGGTGATGTTTAGCCAGGGCAACCACGAGTCGTCCATACTTAAGCACAATGAGGTTGACATCACTAAGATGTTGGTCGAGAAGTTGAGAGCGGAGGATGGCTCACAGGTTTTGGCCGGCGGTTACGGTGGTTACGTGAAGTTGCGATTCACGGTCGGCGGAACATCAAGGTTTGCCAAAACTATCAAATACTTTCACGGCACAGGTGGGGCGGCACCCGTGACTCTTGGTATGATCCAGACGCAGCGGCAACAAGCCGACCATGGCCTAGTGGATGTGTTTTGGGGCGGACACAACCACAACTACTTCAACTGCATCAGACCAGAGAGGGTACTCCTGCCATCGTGCAAAGAAGTAGTAAAGCAGGTCCGTCACATGAACATCCCGTCGACCAAAGAGACGGGCGGTGCGTTTGATATACAGATGAACATGCTAAAAGCCGTGGGTGCGTATTGGCTTCGTGTCAAGGCGTATCCGAGATGTGTGAAGATGTCAGTTGAGGAGGTTTACTCGTGAGCCACGCTATTTCAGTGTCAAAAAAGCAGGCTAGAGATTGCGCCGATAAGTTATCTTTGTTGGCGGATTGGTTTGACATGAAAGATCGGGAGTCGGCTAATTTAGACGACGAGGTGCAGACTACTTTACGGAAAATAGCTGCGCTCTTTAGCCATAAACAGAAAAAGCAAGTGTCGTTCAAGCAGCCGCAAGCCTATTGGGATTCGATAGAAAATGGCGAATCTCTACATAGCTATCTGCGTAAAAACAAGAGTGGAGTTGTGAAATGAGCCACACGCAGAGGCATAAGGGTGGTCGAAAGAGCGAGCGATGGAAAGCAGAGCGACGGTCGAGAGGCAAGTTCGCGCCGAAGACAAAGCGATACAGGCAATTACGCCAGCAGGAACGAGACCAGGAAGACGATAGGAGCGTAGAGGATTATGTCGAAGACACTAAAGAGCGCTAAGATTGAGCGGATACCTGACGATGAAGTCGATGTATGGGGTGTCGATGTCCAATTAAGTGATGGAACGTTTTTCTTTATCACCGATCCCTCAGAGAAGAATGATGCTGCCGTGGATTTGACTCCTTACATTAAGCGTGAAATCTGCTTACAACTAGGTGCAACCGACTCATCTGTCGAAAACTGGAATACTGAATCGTGTGAGTATTTTATCAAGCTTAGGCTGCGCACGGCCCAAGAGGAATTCGTCAAGGTCATTGACGGTATTGTTGAGGGTCTGGAAGAATCCACTAGCGACGCATCGCCCATCTTCGAGTCGACCGGCGCAATCGTTGCCCCGCTCGCTAGAGAGGGCGATGCCTCGATTAAAGACTCTGCCGCAGGCGAATCCTTGATCAAGGATTCTGGCCACCGCCGAGAGTTTGAGAGCGGGGCCGTGAGGGACAGGGGCGCGGATGATAAAGTGAAGGGGGCTTATGACCTCCTCTCTCCGTTTGCTTTCGCTCGAGCGGCTATCCACATGGAGCGTGGCGCCAGAAAGTATGCCGCCAGGAACTGGGAGAAAGGGATGCCGTTGTCTGAGTACTACAACAGCGCCATGCGCCACATGCTGAAGTTTGCAGTGGGGCTCGACGACGAAGATCATTTGGCTGCTGCCTTCTGGAATGTCCACTGCCTCATCCACACCAAAGAGATGATTGACGCAGGGGATCTTCCCGCTGAGCTGGACGACTTGCCTGTGTGGTCGGAGAAGGCAAAGAATCGATTGTTGGAGTTGACAGGGGAGGAGGTGGAGAAGAAAGAAGAGGAAGAGAAACCCCTTAATGAGCCCCAATATAATATATGTCAAAAGGAGTGCATGATGTGCCCCAACACCGTCGTCGAAGGCGCTAAGTATGTTCGAATATTTGCAGGTAAGTTATGTAGACAACATCATCCAAGCAAATGCGTCGATTGCGCAAATGTCCCAACATGTGTCCACTCGGGTACATTCGCGTGTGAGAATTTTGAATTAAATTAGGAGTGAAGCGACCAATGACTGAAGCACAACTAGAGAAGAGACAAGCTGACTTTAAGCGAGAAGTTGGAATACAGGCGCCAGGAACACCTACTAATCGACCTCGACGTGCCGGTTGTCCGCGTATTTTAGCAGATGGTTTCAGGCTTTGTGTGCGTCGACAAACAGCGTGGGATTTGTGGCTTCATGGGAAGCTACTTGAAGAAAGGGTAAAGGAACTAGAAGAGGAAAGGAAAGAAGAGTCATGACAAACAGAATGATGTTGATGACCAGCCTGGTATGTGGGATGCTTTCGAGCCCGAGCGGGGTTGTAGATATGGAAAAGGCCCGTGAACTTGCAGACGAGATTCTGGAAATGTGTAACGCAAGCGCGGATCACCCGCTGTGTGTTAAAACCACATAGGGAGAAACAAAGCTATGAATGGTTTAGGAATACTATTGTTCCTCGCCGGGAAGAAGCCCGGAGAAGAGAAAGGTTTGTCTTTCTCGACGGTGGAGGAGGAGGAGGAGACAAAAAACAATGAAAACCTGTGCGAAAAAAACCTGTGCGAAATATGCGGCGTAGAATATGGCGCATACATTTGTGACGGGTGTGGTAAGCGGGTGTGCAGTCACTGCTGTACCGCTAGTGCTTCGGACAACAGGGTTTGTTGTTCGGGATGCCGAATCAATAGTTAGGCATAGCCTCATGACTCTCGTCGGCGCTCGCTGGACATATGGTAAGAACATCCTGTATATTGAGTGTAGCAACTGCGGGATTCAATTCGAACATCCGTCGAATAGGTTCAACGTTGTCTGCCCTATGTGTGGCGGACACGTGAATTTGAAAACATTGCGCTCAGAGTTTTTGAGCAAGCGACTACTTGAGGCTGAAATAATCCAGCCGACTTAAGGAGCAACTATTATGAATAACAAAAAGCAAGGCGTAGGTGGTGGCAACACCATTTATTGGGACATGGATGGGGTATTGGCTGACTTTGCGGGGGCAGTTTTTGAAGCGCATAATGTGGGCAACCCACAAGGTGATGACCTGGCCCAATGGTACGACTACCCAACCAACTGCGGGTGGAAGATTGAGCCGGCGCTTAAGGAATTAGGGGTGGAGGTCGAGTCATGGTACGACCCGGAAAAAATGAACACCGGCTGGTGGGCAAACCTTGCACCACACACGGAGATGCTTAAACTCGTAAATTTCTTCAAGGGTTTCGCGGGATTAATGTCTCCTCGTGTCCTAACCTGTATCGGTGCTGGTGACTATGCAGCTCGATCTGCTGCTGGCAAAGCTTTATGGCTCAAAAAGCACCTTCCTTATACCAGAACCATCATGGTCTCGTCAAGCAAGGACAAAGCCCTGCTCGCTCGAGAGGGTAATGTGCTAGTCGACGACAAGGAAGAGACCATCGACGCCTGGAACGCAGCGGGCGGCACGGGGGTGCTGGTGCCTCGGCCCTGGAACTCTCGCTGGAGCAAGGTTCTCGGGCCTGAGCAGTCGGTGGATTATGTCAGGAGCTTTTTAGAGGGGTTCCTGAGCGTGGTTGACGAAAAATCTTTTGTACCTAACAAACCCCTCGCTCACGAGTGGAGCGATATTGAGTGGAATATTCCACGGAACAAGGGAGAAAAATAGCCATGACAGAAAAGAAGATGATACGCCTATTCAACCAAGAACTTATCAGAGCACAAGAGAAGGCGCTAGAAAATATTGACAAGTGGGGG